TGGGGTCAAGGGTCGCTTGCAAGTAATGCCTTGGGGGTAGGTCTGGCGGCTTGACGCGCTGCCGATTCTGGTGGCAGCAAAAACACGCCTGAAATCACCGAGCGAAAACATGGGCAAGCGCGGACCGCGTCCGACTCCGACACAACTCAAGATCGTGCGAGGCAACCCCGGCTGCCGCCCGCTGAACAAGCAAGAGCCGAAGCCGCCAGCGGACGGCATCGTCATGCCGCCGCACCTGGGCGAAGTCGCCGCCGCTCGCTGGCGGGAGTTGCTCCCGATGCTCGAAGGCGTTCGCGTGATGACCCGGGCCGATGTCGAGGCGCTCGCCCGGTATTGCGACACGTGGGAGTGGTGGCTTGCAGTGCGCGAGAAACTGAAGAAGGAAGGCGATACCTACCCGATCCTCAACGACGGCGGCGAGGTGAAGTACATCGCCCAACGGCCAGAGGTTTCGATCGCTCACAAACTGGCCCAGCAGTTGCGGCAACTGGAAGCGGACTTCGGCTTGTCGCCAGCCGCGCGGGTGTCGCTAAAGGTGGAGCCGGATGCCAAGCAAGAAAGCAAGCTCGCTTCGTTCCTTGCCAGAAAAAAGGCGACGTGAGGCCGTCAAGGGCTTCACGTACAACGACGAACAGCCGAAGCTCGTGCAGCAGTTCCTCGAAGCGGTCTGCTGCCACACGAAGGACTCGCCGACCGCGCGTGCGGGCGATCCGATGCGGCTGCTCAAGTGGCACATCGAAGACGTAATCGAGCCGCTCTATGGGTGGCAAGGAACCGACAACAAGCGTCGCTATCGTTTGGCGTACATAGAGGTGCCCAAGAAGAATGCCAAAAGTACGCTGCTCTCCTGCCTTTCCGTCTGGCACCTTCTGATGGAGGGCCAGGGCGAGTTGGGTTGCATCGCCGCAAAGGACCGCAACCAAGCGGCGATCATCTTTGACGAAACGGCCGCGATGGTGAAGAGGTCGCCTGAACTCAAGTCGGTGCTCGAAGTCATCGACAGCCGCAAGACGATCTACTGCGCCGCCACCGACTCCAATCTGCGGGTGATCTCCCGAGACGCCGGTGCCGCAGAAGGCCCGTCGTACTCGTTTGTGTTTTGCGACGAGCTGCACGCGTGGCCCGACAGGCGTCTATTTGAGGCGCTGCGGTACTCCGGCCGATCCAGACCCGAACCGCTGCTCTGCACGATCACCACGGCCGGAGACCGCCGCGACACGATTTGCTGGGAGCAGCACGAGTACGCGGAACAGGTGATCGCCGACCCGAACTACGACCCCCGGTTCTACGGCAAGATTTTTGCGGCGAAGGCCGACGGGACCGACGACTACTTTGACCCGGCCGTGTGGAGGCGCTGCAACCCCGGCATGGGTATCACCATGACCGAGGAGTCATTCGCCGCGGATGCCCAGGAGGCCAGGAACAAGAGTACGAAACTCAACGGGTGGCTGCGTTACTCCCTTGGAGTCTGGGTCGAGAGTTCGCAGCGGTGGATTGACCCGGAGAAGTGGGCGGCGTGTTCGGGCGAGCCGGTCGAGCCGCTGGCCGGGCGGAAGTGCATCATCGGCATGGACTTGTCGAAGAGCACCGACTTGTCGGCGTGCGTGGCGTTGTTCCCCAACGAAGACGGCACGTTTGACATTGACCCGATGTTTTGGGCTCCCCGCGATTTGATCATGGAGCGGGAGCGGACGGATCGGCAGCCGTTCCAGCACTGGGTCAACCAAGGCTGGATCAAGGCGACGGACGGCAACGTCATCGACCACGCCTCGATCCGCGAATACGTCCTCGAATACTCAAAGAAGCACCAAGTGCAGAAGGTGCTGATGGACATCAGCGGAGCCGTCCAGTTGTCGGTGGAACTGCAAGGGGCCGGGCTGGACGTGGAATCATACGGGCAAGGGTTTCGGCACATGAGCAGTCCCACGAAGCTGCTTGAGTCGCTGACGCTCCAACAGAGGATCCGCCACGGCGGCAACCCGGTGCTCTCGTGGATGGCCGGTTGCGTCACGGTGGAGACAAATGCGTTCGAGGACGTTCGCCCCGTGAAGAAAAAGAGCACCGGCCGCATCGACGGCATCGTGGCCTTGATATTCGCTCTGGGCTATTGGGAAGCAAACAGCATCACGAACGCGGCCGGTAACGGCCCAGAAATCTTCTTCATATGATCGCCAAGAACAAAGAACACCGCATCCTCTGGCTCCCCGGCGAGGCCCGCATGTGGGATGAGGACGGCGACTCGCGGAGTTCGGCGGGCGTCCGCATCGACTCGAACAACGCCCACCAAGTCGCCGCCGTTTTCGCGTGCCTGCGGGTGATCGCGGAGACGGTGGCGAGCCTGCCGCTGCACGTCTTGGAGCGGACGCCTGGGGGTGGCAAGCGGGTCGCCCGCGAACTGCCGCTCTACCGCCAACTGCACAGCCAGCCGAACGGGTGGCAGACGAGCTTCGAGTGGCGTGAGCAGGCCGTCTTTCACGTCGGCCTCTGGGGTAACGCGTTTTCGGAATTGAAAGCCGGGCAGATCGTGCCGCTCCATCCCAGTCGGATGAAGGTCGAGCGGATCGAGAACGGCAAGATTCGCTACAAGTTTCGCGAAGACAAGGGCACGGAGACGGTCTACTCGAACGAGCAGATCCTCCAGATTCGCGGCCCCTCCGACGACGGCATCAACGGGATGTCGATTGTGGAGGAGTGCAGGGACGCCATCGCACTAGCCCGGGCTTGCGAGTTGCACGGGGCTCGATTTTTCGCAGCCGGTGCCCGCCCCGGGTTTGTACTCTCGACGGACGGCAACTTGAACGCGGAGGCCCGCGAGGCGCTGCGGTCGCAGTGGGACCGGCGTCATGGCGGAGTGGGAAATTCCCACAACACGGCCGTACTCACGGGCGGGCTCAAGCCCTACGAGATCCCGCAGTCGAGCAATTCGGATGCGCAGTTTTTGGAGCTGCGGCGTTACCAGTTGGACGAGATCGCCCGGCTCTTCCGGGTGCCCGGTCATCTCCTCGGGTCTGGTGCGGGCAGTGCCCAGGCCGACATTGAGTTCGTGACTCACTGCATCATGCCGTGGCTGCGGCGGTTTGAGTCGGCGTTCATGCGCGATCTGATTGACGACGATCGCTATCTAGTCGAGTTCGACGTGCGGGGATTGCTCCGTGGCGACGCGGCCAGCAGGGCATCGTATTTTCGTGCGATGTGGGACATCGGCGTCGTTTCAACAAACGACATCAGAGCGACCGAGAACATGGACCCGGTCGAAGGCGGCGACGTGCGATATCGCCCGCTCAACATGGGCACGCTGGGCGAGAAGCCGACCGAAGGCGACGTGCTGGCCCAGCAACAGCCGGGCAGCGGGATCGACGGGCAGGCGGTCGAGGGCGGGCTGGCCGCTGCGGCTGGCGAGCCGGTGGTGCCCGCGACGCCGGGCGAGTCGGCGGAGACGAGCCTGACGACCGCGGAGGTCTCGTCGCTCCTGACCGTGGTCAAGCAAATCACCGACGGGCTCCTGTCGGTGGATGCCGCCAGGGCGATCATCGCCGCGGCCTTCCCGGTGCTCTCTGCGGCCCGTGTCGAGACGATCCTGCAAGGGGTCGTGGTGAAGCAAGAGGAGCCCGCACAGGCTCCCGTGCCGCCTGCAGCCGCGGCCCCTGCGGCCCGCTCGCAGTCGGTGGAGTCGCGGGCCATGACGATCAGCATCGACTTCGACCGCACGTTTGCGGCCGACCCGACCATGTGGGGCGAGTTCGCCCGCAAGGCGGTGTCCGAAGGCAACACGGTCGTGATGATCTCCCGCCGCCCCGAGGAGGACCGCCAGACCGTGACGGACGCGCTGGGCGACTACGCGGAGGCGTTCTCTCAGGTGTTGCTCGTGGGTGGCGACACGCTCAAGGCCGACGCGGCCCAGGCGGCTGGCATCAACGTAGACGTGTGGGTGGATGACAGCCCGCAGACGATCACGCCCGCGGAGCCGTGCGACGAGTGCGAGGATAAGCCGAAGTCGCGGAGCCGCCGTAAGTGATCGCCGTCTTTCGCCCAACGCGACAGGGAGACTCCGACGCCGTGCTGCGGTGCGTCCGCATTCTGCGGGCCGTGCAGGCGGTGATTGAGCGGCGCGGCTTTTGCCCGACGGGTGAAGGCGGCGGGATCGACAATTCCTGCGGGACGAATAAGGGCGGGGGCGGCGGTGCGAACTCCGGCGCTGGAAAACGGCAGTCGCCGAAGGCTGTTAGCTCAGGTAAGGATGCGTCGGTCGCGATCGCGGACGAAGTGAAGTCTTGGGTAATGGCGAGGCAAGCTGCCGGTTACGATATGTCGAACGCCCCAAGCCAAGAAGAAATCGCAAAGAATTGGGAAAAGACATTTCGCTCCAAGAAACTAAACGAGGGGGACAAGGCAGCGTTTACTGACTTAGACCAAGGCAGGAAAAAGTCAGTCGAGGACGCTGTTGCTGGGCTTTCGGACAACGCAGCTTTTTCTGAGTTTGCTGAAGAGCACGGGCACCCACTTGTCATTTTCCGTCGCGCAGAAAAGGGAAACTCTGCGATGGCGGAATATCGTGGCGCTATCCACGTCTACGACAAAAAGGACGCCGGGTACGGCAAGGCGTTTCCTGTTAGCGGGCCGTTTGTGCCGGGGGCTTATTCCGCTGGAGAGTACGGCGGCTATCAGTCGCTCGTTCGACACGAATACGGGCACCAGTTGTTCAGTACGCTGAGCCGCGACCAGCAAAGGGAGTGGCAGCAGGAATACTTAAAGATCGACAAAGAGAAGGCGTCACGGGAGTTGACTAGGTACTCGACCACAAACGCGGAAGAGATGTTTTGCGAAGTTTTTGCCGCAGCGACCGAACCCGATGCGGCGTTGCCGCAATGGGCTGGTGACCTTCATCGCAAGCAGCGTCAGTGGTTGCTGAGAGGCAGCAGGAAATGACAATCCCATCGCCTATGGCCCGCGAGGGCTACGAGCCGACGTACCGGCCACCTTGGCCGACCGACGAAGAATTGCTGATGGCAAGCGACGCCACATCCGGCGAAGGCGGCAGTGCCCGCCGCGACTGCGGCACCGGCGCGGGCGGGTTCAAGCCCGGGAATAAGTGCGCGGGGGGCGGTGGGGCTGGTGCTGGCGACAGCGGCGCGTCTGGCGGCGGGTCATCTGGCAGCGTTGAGCAGGCGAAGCCCGGGGACGGGCCGCTTGTTAAGGCCGCGAGAGAGGAGCACAAGAAGGCGCTCGACAAGTTTCGCAAAAGCATTGAGGTCGCAAATACAAAGGCCGAAGAGAAGCATATAAAAGCGATGAACGACCACATTGACGCAAAGGAGGCACTCGCCGGTCAGTGGTCTAAGGTCAATGAACTGACGACCAAGTACGAAGATTTACTGGCTCAAGGGCAGCAAGACGCAAAGAACGAAGCCCTGTGGGAGCGAGTTCGGCAAGCAGGCTCGGAGGTTACGCAGGCAAAGGTTGGGCTAGAGCCTTTCGAGAAAGCCGAAGCAGCGGCGAAGAAAGCAAAGGACAAGGCTGCCGAAGATCGCAGGACGGCAACGGCCAGGGCGTTCAAAAAGGAGATTGCTGCGATTGATAAAGAAGACGGGATAACGGCGGCGGAGCGCAAGACAATTGCCGATGCCATCGAAAGGCACAACCGTCGCGGCGAGTCATTCGCAGGCTCGGGTTTCGAGAGCGAGCAGATGGCAAGAAGCCAATACGCTGCATCAGTGAGAACAGACAGCCAGCAATACCTCAGGGAGCACGTCAACAACACGATCCACGCAAGTGCGCTTCAGGGGGCTATTGCGTACGAAGACGGAGTGCGTGCGTCTGCGGGCGGAGGCGTGTTTGTTCGCGACGACGGAACGGAGTTTGGGGCGGTAGGGACGACCCGCCTAGATCCGACCGACAAGCACAGGACTTTCGTGCATGAGTTTGGCCACCAGATAGAACATGGCAACCCAGAGGCTCGATCATTGACGGAGGACTTTCTCAGAAGCAGGATCGGAGCATCCGAGGCAGAGTCGCTGAAAGAGAGATTTCCGACGGCTGCGTATCGCGATGACGAAAGGGGGCTTCCCGACGACTTCGCGAAGGCGTTTGCGGCCACCGGAGAGGGAGCCGACGAGTCGATGCGAAGGGCTTACTACACGGGGAAGGACTACAGATCGAAAGACCGCGAAGCGATGAAAATGAAGACCCCGACGGAAGTTTTGTCGATGGGCATGGAGTTGATGTATCGCGACCCAATCAGATTTGCGAAGGCAGACCCAGAGTGGTTTGATCTTGTTTCTGGAATAGTGACAGGAAGGCTTTTGAAAAAAACTCGGCAGCAAAGAAAGCGGAAGCAGTGAGCATCTCTGTGCGTTTCACAGTTGCAGGCGAAAGGGCAGTCCTTTCTTTGAGGAGCGGTGATGTGACCGTTTCTGCCGAAAGCGATGCGACAAAAAGGTCGATTGCAGCGATTGCGGAAGAGGCGCTGGAGGAATACTCACCGGCAATGGGAGGTAAGGGCGCTCACCTTGCGGCCGCCCTCAGGGGGCGCGTCGGCGCAAAAATTGATTCCATAGACGAGCCGCCAGCCGAGAAGGGGCGAGTCTACTGAGTGCCGCGCCGCCCTAGTGTGCAAGAGAACGCCGCGCGCGGGCTAGAGTGAAAGAAGGAACAAGATGGCCGAGCAGGCGACCGCCGCCAACGAGGAGCACCGGAACACTATGGGCAACATCGAACGCCGATCCCTAATCCTTGACGAGATCGAATCCGACACGCCGCTGCTCGCTGTCGAGACGCGGAGCGAGGAAGGCAGCAACGAGTCCCGCGAGTGGATCGTCGGGTATGCCGCCAAGTTCGGCGTCTTGTCCCTCGACCTGGGCGACTTCGTGGAACGCCTCGACCCGGGCGCGTTCGGCATCGTCACCGAGCGGCGCGGCCGCAAGAAGCCGCTGCAGACCCGGGCTTTGTGGAATCACGACCCGAACTTCCCCCTCGCCCGCTACCCCGAGACGCTGCGGCTGACGGTGGACGACGTGGGCCTGCGGTATGAGTTCCCGGTGCCCGACACGACCTACGGCCGCGACATCGCCGCGAACATTCGGGCTGGGATCGTGAAGGGCTCGTCGTTCGCGTTCCAAGTCTCGTCAGGTGGTGACGAGTGGAGCATGGAAGAGGGCCGCAGCGTGCGGACGATCAAGCGGGTCGATTCGCTGATCGACGTGTCCCCGACCACGTTCCCCGCCTACCCCGACAGCGACGTGGCGGTTGCCAAGCGTTCTTATGATCAGTTCCTCAAGCGGCAGGCTCACGTGATTGCGAAGCACACTGCCGCCATCGGGAAGATCGGCGAGATCAAAGACTTCTTGAGGACGCATGGCCGCTAAGAGCGGGGATTCCTGCCCCAAGTGCAGCGCGGGCCGGTTGCTGGTCGCATCCAGCCAGCGGCAGGGGGAGTACCAAATTCGGTACTTGCGCTGCCGCGATTGCGGCTGCACCGACAAGCACGTGCTGCCCGCGGTCGAGGTTCGCCGCGCGAAGGCGGGCTAGGGTTCGTTTACTGCCCGCCCATCTTTTTCTGCAAGGGTTGGGGCGTGCGTCCATAGCGTGAGGGTATCGGCGGCATCGGTCGCCGGAATACCCGAACACAGGAGACGCTCACGTGGCTGTCGAAAAGCTCAAGGCTCTGCTCGATGAACTGGCTGCCGTTGTCGCCGAGATGGAGGCGATGACCGAGGACGCCCCCGAGGGCGAAGACGCGGCCCCGATGACCGAGGAGCAGGAGGCGTCGCTCCGCTCGCTCGAAGTGAAGGCCGACAAGCTCCGCGAGCGGATCGAGTTCGTGCAGCGCGTCCAGGCCAAGGAAGCCGAACTGCGGTCCGTGCTGGAGCGTTCCGCACCCGTCAAGGCGATTGAGACCCCCACCGAGGAGACCCCCGTGGAAAAGCGTACCGTTCATGCCGTGCCGAAGAGCCACGGCGTCCTTCGCGCGTTCAAGGATTCCGAGACCGCGTACCGCGCCGGTATGCACCTCCGCGGCTATGTCTTCGGCGATGCCGAGGCCCGTCGGTGGTGTGTCGACCACGGTGTCGAGCAGCGTGCCCAGGCCGGTGGCATCAACAGCCTCGGCGGCGTGCTGACCAGCCCCGAGATGTCGAGCGAGATCATCCGGCTCGTGGAGGAGTTCGGCTCCTTCCCGGCGAACGCTCGCCGGGTGTCGATGAACTCCGACACGCTCGTCGTGGCCCGTCGGACCGGTGGTCTTGCGGCGAGGCCCGTCGGTGAGAACGTCGAAGTGACCGCTTCGGACGTGACGTTCGACAACATCGAACTGAACGCGAAGATTTGGGGCGTGGCCAACCGCGTGCCCAACTCGCTGCTCGAAGACTCGATCATCGACCTCGCCGACGCGATGGCGGTGGAGATCGCCCAGGCTTACGCCGAAGCGTTCGACAACGCGGGCTGGGCTGGCGACGGTTCTTCGGCCCACCACGGTGTCGAGGGTGTGGCCACGAAGATCCTGAAGTCGGGCTACTCGAAGTCGGTCGTCACCGCCCCGAGCGGCGACAACGTCTTCGCGGAGCTGGAGCTGAAGTCGTTCACGGACCTCGTGAGCCGCCTCCCGCTCTATGCCCGTCGTCAGGCGAAGTTTTACGTGAGCCCGGCCGGTTACGGTGCGTCGATGCTGCGGCTCATGGTGGCCTCGGCTGGCAACAACGTGGCCGACATCGCTGGCGGTGCTGGCCTCCAGTTCCTCGGCTTCCCGGTTGTGCTCGTTCACTCGCTCACCAGCGATCTGACCGGCACGGGCGGCAAGGTCGCGGCGCTGTTCGGCGACCTCTCGCAGGCCGCGACGTTCGGCGAGCGGCGGGCCGTCTCGATCCGCACCGCTTCCGAGCGGTACATCGAGTTCGACCAGACGCTCACCTTTGCGACCACCCGCAACGCGATGGTGGTGCACGACCTCGGCTCGACCACGGTGGCCGGTCCGATCGTCGCCCTCAAGTTCGCCGCCTAATTTCGACCCCCTCAAGGAGACCCTGACCCCATGAACCACGTTGCTTCCACCCGGAGCGTTGAGAAGGTCGAGACGAACGTCGCCTCGTCCGCTACTCACTCGCTCGAAATCGACACGCTCGGATTTGCCTACGCGTCGATTGACGTTGCTTTCAGCCCCTTCGCCGGTGCAAGCGGCCCCACGGCTGCCGCCACGGTGCTTCGTCTCGCCCAGTCCGACGTGTCGGGCTCGGGTCAGACGAACATCAGCGGCATGGTCGGCGGGACCGACTACACCGTGGCCGCCGGTACGACCGCGACGGGCGGCGTGGGTTACTCCCACCGCTTCGACGTGGACCTCCGCGGCAAGAAGCGTTACCTGACGGTCTACGCGACGCCCGCCAGCGCGTGCGGCGTCGTGACCATCGCTCGCCTGTCGAAGGGCGAGGCGGGGCCGGTTGACGCGACCAGCAAGGGCGTCAACACGCAGGCCGTCGGCTAGTCGCTTGACAGCGTGACCAAAGTGAACGGCGGGGTAGGCAATCGCCTGCCCCGCCGTTTCTCTTTTTGGAGCGATCCATGCTTGTGCAAGTTGGCGGCTCGTCGGTCGAAGTGCGGTGCGAGGCGATCCTGTCGGGGCCGCGATTCGGGCCGCTCATCAACGCATTCGGGTTCATCGAGGCGCTGATGCCTCTCCACATTCGCCCTACGCTTGGTCAGGGGGCGTTTTGGAGTCAGGTGCTCACGCGGATGATGGAGCAATTTCAGGACACGACTGAGTACGTCCTGTGCCTAGATATGGATTCCTTCATATCGAAGGAATCCGTCGAACACCTGTTCGCGATGGCGATGACGTTCCAATGCGACGCGTTGGCTCCGCTGCAGACGAAGCGAGAGGACGGGCGGCCGATGCTCACGCTCCTCGACACGCTTGACAATCCGCCAGAGGGCGGCACGACGAGCCTGCCGATGGAGTGGTTCGGTGCCCCCGTCCAGCAGGTCGATACGGCGCACTTCGGCTGCACGATCATCAGCACCGCCGCCTTGAAGCGGATGAAGAAGCCGTGGTTTCAGGAGACGCCCGATCCGAATGGTTCTTGGCATGACGGAAGAACTGATTCCGACATTGGCTTTTGGAGGACGTGGAAAGCGTCTGGCAACCGGCTCTATGTCACGCCCCGCGTGTGCATCGGGCACGGCGAATACGTGATCACGTGGCCCGGGAAGAACTTCGCCTCGCCCGTCTTCCAGTACACGACCGAGTGGCAGGAGACGAAAAAGCCGCCGAAAACTGCATGGAGCCTGCCGCAGGAATGAAAATAAAACTGGTCAAGGCAGTCAGGTCGTACCGCAAGGGCGACGTGATCGAGATCGAGGATGCGGCCGGGCGGCTCTTGATCGCCGACGGCTACGCGGTCGAGGAGCGGCAGCGGAATCTGATCGAGACGGCGACCGTCGAGGAACGCTCCGAGACGGCCGACCTGAACCCCCGGAGAAAGCCGTGAGATACCGCAGCCTCAAACGCACGACCGCCCCAGTGGTCGAGCCCGTGTCGCTGGCCGACGCCAAGGCCCACTGCCGCGTGGACTCTAGCGCCGACGATGCTCTGATCGTGGGCTACATCCAGACGGCTCGCGAACTTGTCGAGGACTACCTCGATCGCAGCCTTGTGACCCAGCAATACGTCATGCGGCTGGACTCGTTCCCGCCGGAGATCGAACTACCCCGCCCGCCGATGAGCGCGACGACGACCGCCGTCACCGTCACCTACACCATCTCAACCGGCGAGACCGTGACGCTGCCACCCACCGAGTACCGGGTGGATCGCGACGCCACGCCGGGGCGGATCCGCACGCTCTACAACGGTTCCTGGCCCTCGCACTTGCTCGACACCAACTCCGTCACGGTCACGTGGTGGGCGGGCTACGGCTCGTCGGCCGACGTGCCGCAGCGGGTGAAGTCGGCCATGCTGATGACGATCTTGGCCCTCTACGACGGCCGTGGGGATGCCCAGTTGCCGCCCGGGGCGAAGGCACTGCTCGATACCGTGTCGTGGGGGTCTTACACGTGATCAACGCCGGGCAGATGCGCGAGCGTGTGACGGCCCAGGTCGCCACGCAGACCACCAACACGCTCGGCGAGCCGATCCCCACGTGGAGCGAGTTCGCGACCGTGTGGGCCAGCGTCGAAGGCGTGACGGCTCGCGAGTTGCTTCTGGCGGGCCAGCAGCAGACGGAGATTTCGCACCGCGTGCGGATGCGTTATCTGCCCGGGCTCACCGGCCAGATGCGGCTCCTGTGGCGGGGCCGCACGCTGGAGATCATGTCCATTTTGGAGCACGACAACCGCAGCGTTCACGAGTTGATCTGTCAGGAGACGAGCTGATGGCTGTTGCCGGTGCCAAGATCAGCGTCGAGTTTCCCGAACTAGAGAAACTCCGCGCGGGAATCCGCAATCTGGGCGACAAGGCCGCCGCGGCCAAACTCCTCGGCGATGCCCTCTATAAGGCCGTCTACCCGGCGTTCCTGCGGCTGGGCGAGGTGACGCCCATCGGGCCGACCCGCAATATGCGACGGGCGGTTGATCTCAAGGTGAAGACCTACGCCCGCACGGGGAACGCGGTCGCCCTGTTCGGCTATCGCCGGGCTGGTGCCGATGACAGCCAGAGCGCGCAGGGCGGCACGATCCAGGCCGGTCCCGACCGGGCGTTTCACCAATGGTGGTTGGAGTTCGGGACAAAGCCCCGGATCATCGACAAGCCGACGCCGCCGAAGCGGTATTTCCGCAGTTCCTACGTGAAGGGCGGATTCCTACGGAAGGCCCACACCCGGATCCGCAACGGGAAGCCGGTGACCGTCCGCGCCCACCCCGTGACGGCTCACGCGGTCAGTGCCCACAACGTGACGGAACTTCGCCCCTCCTACTTCGCGAGCAGTTTCAACGAACTGGGGCCGTTTGAAATTCAGAAGGTGCGGGGCGACCGCAAGAAGTTCACGACCAACCCGCCGACCCCGAAAGCGTTCTTCAAACGGTCTTCGACGCCGATCATCCTGCCCGCCGTGCAGCCCGGTGGCCGGGCCGGGCTGCCGCCGGTCCAGACGGCATGGAACCAGACGAAGGGGCTCGTGGCCGAGCGGCTGCAGTCGGAGTTGCGGATTTCACTGGAGGCGGCGGTCAAGACGCTCGTCTTCCGCGGGTCCGGGTCGATCACCGGCGCGCTGACGAGTGCCGGGGGCTGACGCTGCAAGCATCGCCCGCCTAGGCGGCATGATGCGGGTATGTCGTTCAAAAGCCCCGAGGTCGTGATCCGCAACGCCCTGGTGGCGAACACGGCCGTCGCGGCCGTCGTGGGCACCCGGGTGTTTCCGGTGCTCGCCCCCGCCAGCGCCGACATCCCGTTCCTCACCTACCGCCGCAGCGGCGTCCAGCGTCAGCACACGCTTTCCGGCCCGATGGGGATGCCGACAGTGATTCTCTCGCTCGATATGTACGCCGAGACCTACGAGGCAGTAAGGGAACTCGCCGACAAGTGCCGGGTGTGTCTGGATGGGTACGGCACCGCTCAGTCAGACTCAATCGTAGTGAACAACGTCTCGCTCGATAACGAGTCGGACGGGTTCGTGCAGCTAGCCGGTGGCGACACGCCGCCCGTGTATTCGGTGTCGCAAACGTACTCGATCATCTGGAAGGAGATTTAGGAAATGTCCTTTACGCCTCACGACGGAACCGGCACGACGCTCGCGCTGGGCGCGACGCAGTACACCGTGACGAACATCGTCATTTCGTTCACCGACCCGACCGCCGACCAAGAGAAGATTGACGTAAGCCACCTGGGTCTGACGACCGGCGCGTCCGTTCGGACGATTGACCGGCCGCTGCAGGGCAGCGTGAGCGACACCGGCCGCACGGTTCAGTTTGACTACCTCGGCCGCACGATTATCGCTGACGCCTCGACCGGCACGTGCACCATCATCACGGGCGGCGCGGGCACCGCTGGCGTTACCCTTCTGAGTGGCGTGGCCTACACGGTCAATGCCTCGACGCTGACGCTAGCAACGAACGACGCGATCCGCGGACAGGCTACCCTCCGTATCGCCCGCGTGTAGTCGTCTGACGGAGGCCCGTCATGGCAACACAGTGCGCGGGCGTTACGGCCTCGTGGGGCGGTGCGTCCTTCGGCGAGGTGGTCGAGATCAAGGTCAACGCGGGCGGCGGCCTGCCGCTCGCGCGTGGCAGCACGTGGACGCTTGACGCGGGCACTATAGATATTTCTTGCCTGAGTAATGCCAACGTCTCGCTGGCCCAGTACGGCAGGAAAGCCACGCTCTCTATCTCTGGTGGTGGGCTGACCTTCTCGACCAAGGCCGTCTGCGAGCGTGTGCAGCTCTCCGGCAAGATCAACGACGTTGCGCGGTATGCAATGACGTTCAAAATCACGCCAGAATGAGGAACGCACACATGGCCCTGACGGCAGAGCAGATCTTGGCAGCGGATGACGCCTCCCTCCTCGAAGTAAGGGTCAAGGAGTGGGGCGGGTCGGTATATGTCCGCGTGATGACGGTTGCCGAGCGTGACGCCTATGAGCGGATGTGGATCGGCAAGCGCGACACCGGAATCGAAAACTTCCGCACGGAGTATCTCCAGCGGGTGTTGTGCAACGAAAAGGGCGACCTTCTCTTCACGCGAGAGCAGATCGAGAAGCTCGGGAAGAAGAGTGCCGCCGTGATGACGAGGCTCTTCGACCGTGCGATGAAGCACAACGCGATGTCGGAGGGCGACGTGGAGGAGTTGGGAAAAGACTGAACGTGTCCGAGACGCGGAGGTTCGCATTCGCGCTCGCCGGGCACCTGAAGATGACGGTATCGGAATTGATGACTCGGATGTCGAGTCGCGAGTTTACGGAGTGGAAGGCTTACACGCGGTTCTTTGAGGCGATCCCCGATTCCTGGGCGGAGACGGGCCTTGTCGTGTCGGCGGTGCTCGCACCGCACTGCGCGAAAGGCAAGGCTCCGTCGGCATCGGACTTCAACCCCATCGAAAAGCCGCCGCAGCATCCGGCCCAGGCTCGCGACGTGATTTTGGATCTCAAAAAAGCGCTTGGGGTTGAGTAGTGTCAACGATTCTCGGACTCGCGTTGAAGGTGACGGGCGATGCCTCATCGCTCGCGAAGTCGCTTGATCCCGTTGACAAGGCGCTGCAGCGGATCGGCGCTCAGGCCGAGCGAGCCACGGCTGTCTTCGCCCCGTTCACGGCGGCATCGGCGGCCGCGGCCCGGGCGCAGGAGCAGTTTGCGGAACGCTTTGGCAACCTCGCCAAGCAGTTGCAGGACGACATCGTCGGTCCGCAGGAGTTCGCGGCGGCATTCGCCCAACTGAAAGAGGAGGCGGAGCAGGCCGCCGATGTCTTTGAGCGTGGCATCCGCACGACTGCCCAGTACGCCACGGAGCAGCAGGACGCCGCTGGCAAGATCACTAAGTTAGTCGAGGAGTTGCGGGCCGGTGCTATCGACGCCCCGACGTTTGAGAGAGCCCTAGCCTCGCTCGCGGGCGTGGACCTGTCTTCGTCCGAGGACGCCGCCCGGTTTATTCGGACGCTGGCGGAGAACGCCCGCGAGGGCACGCTCGACATTGAACGGGCCGCTGCGTCGCTCACGCAGTTGTCTGAAGCCAACGCGACCGCCAGTGCCTCGCAGGCGTCGCTCGCTACCACCAGCCGTCAGGCCAATCTGCAACTCTCTGAACTGAGCGGCATCTTGTCGCTACTCCCCGGGAACATGGGAGCCGTCGCGGGGCGTGTGTCGGCTCTCTCGGGTGCCGTGCAGGGATTTGAGAAGCTCGCGGCCGGTGGCCTCAATCGTTCGGTGGAGACGCTGGGCAGTTCGTTCGGAGCCCTCGCCACGCCCGTCGGCTTGGGTGTGGCCGCCATCGCGGGTTTTGGTGCCGCTGCGGCGTCGATCATTGCCGGGCTGCGTGATCTTGAAGGCCGTGTTGAGTCGCTCGGGTTTGCCGCCCAGCAGGCCGGGACGGATTTCGAGACGATTCAGGTGTTGGACGAAGCCGCCCGGCGCACCGGCACGTCTGTCGATGCCCTGGCGAGCGGCGTCCAGAAGTTCGCCGTCACGATTGACAAGGCCCGGTCGGGCTCCGGCGAGGCCGCTGCGGCGTTCCGCGAGTTGGGCATTTCGCAGGAAGCGCTCGCCAACAGCACTCCGGTGCAGCTCGCAGAGCAGACGGCCGAAGCCCTGGCGAAGATCGAAGACCCGGCTCGCCGGTCGGCCCTGCAAGTCGATTTGCTGGGCAAGAGCGGCGAGACGCTGCGGCGTGGGTTTAGTGCGTTCACCGAGGCGGAGGATGCGATCGCTCGATTCGGCGCGACGCTTAGTAGCGCCGACTTCGACTTGATCGCAACGCTCGGCTCGGCGTTTGATGACTTGCAGACCTCGCTCGCCGGTCTGTCGCTGACAACCCTCAAGCCGTTCATCGACGCGGTGGCTAGCGGAACAAGCGCGCTGGCTGAGTTCTTCGGCACGGCCTCCAGGGTCTTCGGCGGCCTCCTCCGCGTGGCCCAGCCTTTCATCGACGGCTTTGCCGACGGCATGAAGATCGTCGGGTTTGCGTTTGAGCAAATCAACAACGGCATTGACTTCGTGTTCGGCACCGCAGAGAAAACGACGGAAGCCGTCGGCAAGGTGCGGCGTGAAGCTGAGAGGCCGCTTGATCGCGGGTTTGCCAAGGATTTCGAGCAAGCGATGAAGGGAGTGAACGACCAACTCTCTCGTGCCTCGCTTGAGTCTGAGAAGTTCGGCGTTGCCGGGGCGAGGGCGTTTGCGGAGTACGAGCGGACGGCCGAAAGCCTCCGCAAACAGTTCTCCTCCAAGATCATTGACGAGGCGGCGTTCGCGCGAGGGATTGATCGGGCCAACGAAGGCTATCGCCAGCAAATCGAACTCGCCCGGCGCACAGCCGAAGAGGTCAGCCGCAAAGTGCAGGCTGACCGCGACGCGTCCGATGCGCTCATTGAGCAGCAGAGGATTCAACAGAACTTCGACGGCGACGCCCAGCGGGCCGAAGCCGCGCAGAATGTACTGCGGGTTGAACGCGAAATAGCCCGGGTGCGACAGGAGATCGCGGGCGTCAATCCGTTCGGTGACGTGGCGAGGGCTGGCGAAGAGCGGATCCTGCAACTCCAGAAGATTGCCGAGCAGCAGCGGGAGATTTCCAACGGCAACGCGCAGATTGCCGACGCGGCATCGGCTCGCGTGGACGCACTGCTCAAGGCAACGCAGGAGCGATCGACACTTGAGCAGCAGATCCTCGACTATGCCGCCGAGCAGGCCCGGCTCGAAGTTGAGATCAACACGGCCATCATTGAGCGCCGCACTGAAGACGAGGCGGCCGCCCGCGCGAGGCTCGCATCCATCGAAGGTCTTCGCACGGCAGCCGAAGACCAGCAGCAGGCGATTGAGCAGGGATTCCGCGAAGGATTCGGTCCAGCGTTTCAAGAGAGCGACAAGGCCGTTGACGACCTCATCGCGAAGGTTGAGCAGTTTGGCAATGCCGGAGCCGTCGCCGCAAAACAGTTGGAGGACGGGGTCGCACGGGCACAAGAGCAGGCCCGGGACGGCATCCTCACGGCCGAGACGTACCAGCGTGAGGTGGCCAGCCAGCAGCAGCTATTTGAGGACAGCGCGGACCGGCTGGAAGAACTGAAGCGGCGCGAGGACGAAAATGCTCGCGCGGTCTTTCAGGCCAAGATTGACGCGAACGCGCGTGTAGACCAAATCCTTGCGACGCAACTCAACGACCGCCAAAAGGCGGAACTGGACGCGACCAAACAGGTTGAGGAGCGAAAGAAACAGGCCGCGCTCAACGTGCAAGCGATCGAAGATCGGATCAAGACTCAACAGCAGGCCATTGAGGCCGCGCGGAAGTCAGGCCAACTCGCAGACGCCCGTGCTGGCGTGAACCGCCTGAACCAACTGCGACAGGCCGAGCGTGCCGAGCAGCGCATCGCCAACGGCCGCGAGCAAAGCAACCGGCAGCAGTTGCGGCAGATCCAGCAGGGCAACACGCCCGCCCAGCAGTTCCAATCACTCATCACGCGGCAAAACGACCTCTTTGTGTCGGGCATCCAAAACGCCTACGCCGGGGCCAATGCGGCTCTGGCCCAGAGTGCGCAGTTCGCATCGCAGCAAGCCGAGCGTGTGCGGCGATTCGAGGAGCTCTCGCGGCCAACGAACGCCGCAGTGCAGACCGCAGACTTCCGCACGGCCGAGGGGCAGGCGTTGGTGCAGAGCGTCGCGGAGCAGGCACAAGACCCGGCGCTGATCGAGGCCCGCCTACAGACCAAGCAGTTAAACGTAATCGCCCGTGGCATCACGCAGGCGGCGGCCAATTACTTCAATTCCCCCGTCGCCATCGTCGGCGGGGCTCGCATGGGGTGACGCATGGGCATTGTCTCCGTCAAGGAACTCGGCCGCACGTTTGAGCAGGAGATCAAGCGATTTCCGATTGCGCGTCGGCGGTGGGTGTGCGTGCTCTCCGACGACACGACGGTGGGCAATCCCACATCGGAAAGCACCGTCCTGGCTGCTACGTCCGGCGCGGCCTGGGGCACGTCGCATCCGACGTTCCCCGATTTTCGGCTCCGCAAAGTCTCGATGAACGAGGGCTTTGAGGGCTCGCCCTATCACGTTGAGGTGATCGCTGAATACGGCACAATCACCGACGAGGACGCTATGCACCCGACCAGCCGACCGGCGGTGTGGGGGGCAGAGGCTCGCCAGGGCCAAGTGCCTGCGCTGTTCTTTTACGACAACGGCGTTCCCTATCCGCTCACCAACTCGGCCTTCGACTACTTCCCCGGCCTGACGACTGACGAGTCGATGGTGTCGATCAAGGTGACGAAAAACTTTGGGGGCTGGCCAAATTCGTGGTTTGGCGTGATGAATCACGTCAACAGTTCTTCTTATTTCGGTGGCCCGCCGGGCACGATCAAGGTGGCGAGCGTCAACGTGTCATACGAGATGGAGGAGTGGGGCGGCAGCGTCGTGAAGTTCTACAAGGCCACGGCCGAACTCATGTACCGCCAGAGCGGCTGGGCGCTCCAGTTGCCCGACGTGGGCTGGAACTTCATCGCGGGCGGGCAGAAGCGCCGGGCGATGGTGTTCGATTTTGAAAACTCGGAATGGGTGCCTAGCCCGAACCCGATCGGGCTCGACGGCAGCGGCGGGCCTTCGCCCACCGGCTACCCCGAGATTTTGATTCGCCCGGTGAATCCAGAAGCGAATCTATCCAGCATCTTCGGAAGCACGCCGTGAGCGATCCCCGGCCGGTCCAGTTTACGTTTGAGTCTGCCGAGCGGATCGCCAATGTCGTGCGAGCCGTGGAGACGGCCCCGCGCCCGGCGAGCCCGCTGGTGTTTGAGCAGATGCCGGTGGTGGCTCAGAATCGCAAGGTCTTCCGCATGGCCACGTTCACCGGGGCATGGTCGATTGGCAGCATAAAGACCGTGACGCTGCAAGGTTCGACGGCCACGTTGGCGGCGATGAATCAGTTCTTCCCGGTCACGAACACGGCTGCCGGTAACAGAGCGTGTGCGGTCGCGAAGGACGGCACGGCGTGGTATTTGGTTGACGTTCGGGTCGCCGTCAACCCCGTGAGCGTCGTTTCTGGCTTTGCCATCAACGGCAGCCTCAATACTGCGAATTGCTCTGTGTCGATTTTCAGCACAGCGTATACGGCGTCTGTCAGTTCTGTTGCCTACGGGGTGTAGCGATGGCCTGCTGTTGCTGCGAAGGCACGAACGGCGTGTGCTGCCAAGGCACGAACTGCACGAGCGTCGGTTCGTGCGAGTGCCAGCAGAACGGCGGGACGTTTCAGCCGAACACTACCTGTACCGCTGCGGGAGCGTGTTGTCTCCCAGGCGGGGCGTGCGTCGAGCAGAGTGCGTGTGGGTGCGCGGCTGCTGGCGGCACCTACAAGGGAGACTGCTCTTCGTGTGCAGCCGCGGGCCTCTGCGGCCCTGGCGTGCCAGGCACCGCGTGCGGAAGTCAGGTTACTATTGAGTGGAGCGGATTTGCTGAAGCAAACGGCGTCCCTAATCAGTGCTTGAATGGCGTTTATGTCTTTGATCCCGCCAGCCAACCAGCGCCTTTTATCGGATGCTTCAAGCGAATCCAAGGCTGCGAATACAACAGCCCGCTGTCAGGCTTTATGCGAGGCTGGGTCTACGCGGTGGTCGGATTTGCCGCAGCTCCCGTGCCGGGCAACACTAGTGCTCGGCGTTACTCTGCGTCGTTTCAGACAGCTATAGGATTCGGCGACGACGACGCGTGCGGTGGCCCAAGCGGCTGCGACCCTGCTGTGGGGTGCTACACAAGAGGAAGGCCCGCCGACTTTGCCTCTCAGCTTTTTTCGCGCGATTGCGAAACGTGCCAGCAGTTTCTGTCAAGGATTTCCCCTACAACGTTTGTTCTCGGCGACACTGGCCTCTCGGTGACTGTTTCTTTTTCTTGAAATGAACGAAGCACGTTGCGATTTCCGTATTGTTTCAAGCGCAGAGGGCGTTGATACGCTGGCGTGCGCCGCGTGCGGCAGGATTGTCGTTGTCAGCGATTCGGCGAACAAAAAAATACACGCCACTTGCTACGCAGTTGCCGCAGGAGCGCCCTCCGGCCCCGGCACCGAACTCTCCAAGCTCCTCAAAAGGTTCGGCATCGAGCCGACGCCGACCTGCGCCTGCCGGGCCAAGGCCGCCGAGATGGACGCCTGGGGGCCAGATGAGTGCAGCAAGCCGGAGCGGATCGAGGAGGTCGTGGCCGTCATGCGTGAGGAGGCGCAGGCTCGCGGCCTGCCGTTCCTCGACGCCGCCGGGCGGATGCTTGTGAAGCGGGCTATCGCCAACGCCCGCCGGGCCTCATCTGCAAGCCTCTCGCAACCACCGTTAGGCTGAAACTATGAGCCAATACAGCGTCCTCCCGGCCCAGTTGGATCTCGCCTTCGTTCGCGGCGACGAGTTCAACATGAACGTCGATCTGTCTTTCGACGGCACCGGCTACACATGGACCGCCATTGTGTTTGAGGCGACGCAGGCCACCGCCACCGCTGGCATCGGCTCGGCGACAGGCACGTTCAACCAGGGCACCACCGCCGCCACGTTTGCGATTGAGACCGTGAGTGCCGCGAACGCCCAATACATCATTTCGCTCACCGAGACGCAGACGCTCGCGCTCGACGTGACGAAGACCTACCGCTGGTTCTTTCGCGGCGTCTCGCCCGGTGGCGTGACTCGCACCTATCTCTCTGGCACCGTGACGCCGACCACGCCATGAGCGAAATCACCGTAAGCGTGACGGGCGGCAGCGGTGTGTCCGTAGACGTTACGGGCAGCACTGCGGCGGCCGACGTGGCCGTGTCGGGCGCGACGGCCACGGTGAGCGTCACACAGATGGGCGGCGATCGCGGGCCGAAGGGTGACACCGGCCCCGCGAGCACGCTCGCCATTGGCACTGTCACCACTGGGGCGGCTGGCTCAAACGCTTCCGCAACGCTGACCGGGACGGCACCCAATCAGACGCTCTCGCTGACCATCCCGCGTGGCGATACCGGCCAGACGGGAGCCACGGGCAGCACGGGGGCGACGGGTAGCGTCGGCCCGGCGGGGCCTGCGAATAGCCTGACGGTTGGCACGGTGACGACCGGGGCGGCCGGAAGCAACGCAGCCGCGACCATCACGGGCACCGCCCCGAACCAAACGCTTTCGTTGACGATTCCACGAGGAGACGCGGGGGCCGCCGGTGCGGCTGGCGCAACTGGTGCCACGGGGGCCGCCGGGCCTACGAACTCATTGAGCGTCGGCACGGTGACGACCGGGGCGGCCGGAAGCAACGCAGCCGCGACCATCACAGGCACCGCTCCGAACCAGACGCTCTCCCTCACGATCCCGCGCGGAAATACTGGCGAGACGGGGGCCACCGGCGCGGCTGGGCCTGCCAACAGTCTTTCTATCGGCACCGTGACCACCGGCGCAGCGGGCTCGTCGGCAAGCGCGACCATCACAGGGACGGCCCCCAGCCAGACGCTCAACCTCGTCATACCTCGCGGCGATGCTGGCACTGGCGGAATGTCGTGGGCGAGCGTGCCTGACGCCCCTGGCTCAACTGGCACCGCTGGTGCGATGGCTTACGACGCAAGCAACATCTACGTCTGCGTGGCGTCGAACACATGGAGGCGAGCCGCGCTCTCGTCGTGGACCGCTACCGACCCACAATTCGCCAGCGTGTCGCTGTTGCTGCACTTAGACGGAACAGACAATTCGACCACATTCACAGACTCAAGCGGCACTCCAAAGACGTTCACGGCCAGCGGCAACGCTAGGATTAGAACCGTACAAAGCAGGTTTGGCGGGGCGAGCTTGTATCTCGACGGGGGCGGCTACATTTCCACGCCGAGCCACTCAGGATTCGCTTTTGGGACGGGCGACTTTACGGTGGAAATGTGGGTTTATCGGTTGTCGGGCAATACATGGCACGGCCTTTTTGTGTCTGGAAACAACGAAACTTCCCAACTCAGCCTCAGGATTTCTAACTCAAACAAACTGGAATTCTTTTTTAATAACAATGCCGCCACGAGCACCACCAGCAACGTCCCATCTGGTGAGTGGGCTCACGTCGCTGTGTCTCGCTCCTCAGGAACTACGCGGCTGTTTGTGAACGGCGTTCAGGGAGCTTCCGTCGCAGATAGTTCAAACTACAGCGGATCAGGGAATGCCTGCATCGGAGCTCGTCTGGTCGACGGCTCCGCGGATTTGTTTATGTTCGGCTACATTGACGAGTTCCGCGTGACCAAGGGCGTCGCCCGCTACACGGCCAACTTCACGCCGCCAACGGCCCCGTTTCCTGACGCTTGACGCCCCGGCTAGGGTGAGCGGCGAAAGGGACGCCGATGCCGGAGGATCACCACATCACGATTGACGGCAAGCGCTGGCTTCTGCGCTTCGTGCCGCTCAAAGGTGACGCCGCCGGGTGGACGTTCTTCGACAACTCCGCCCGCCCCCGCATCCTCATTGACGACAAACAACGCGGCTGGTCGCGCGTCGAGACGATCCTGCACGAGCTGCTCCACGCGGCTCTCGGCCCGAACATCAGCGAGGAAGCCGTCACCGAGGCGGCCCGCGTGCAGCGGCGTGTGCTGGCGATGATCTACACGTTGACGCCAAAGGAGTGACGACGCATGGCGAAGGCGAAGGCACCGAGCCTGCTGGATGACGTGCTCTCGCGGGCGAAGAACCGCAGCCCCGGGTTCCTGACGTGGTTTGAACGACTCCAACCGGATGCCCAGGCTGAACTGGAGCGCGTGCGTCAGGCGTTCAACCACGACGTGCACCAGAAACGAGCCTACGCTCGCGCGATCATGGACGCCGCTCGCGAGCGCGGGTGGAAGACCAGCGGCCTACAAGGAGTCATCTCGTGGCTCGAAGGAAGACGCTAGCCGAGAGCGTGGCCGCGAAGCTCCCGCCACCGAAGCCCAGTGCTGACGCCGAACAAGTCACGCAGCGGCAAGACGGCGATTCGCTCGAAGCCCGCTCCACGAGCAGACGGATCAAGACCGTTGAGGATCTGCTCGCCCATATCGAAGCCGATATGCAGCGTTTTGAAGTGGCTGCATCCGAAGCAACCAAGTGGGAGACAGGCGACGGCGAAGGCGGGAGCATTGAATTGCACCGGGTCTTCGTGCGACTGCGGCCGAAGGCGGGGCCGACGACGCATGAGGTGGTTGAAGCAATGATCGCGGCGGCCGCACGCACGATACGCCGGGCCTCACCGAAGACGCAAAGACCGAAGCGGCGAGAGCCCGGCCTGTGGCAAGTGATGGTTGTCAGCGACACTCACTTTGGGGCCTACTCGTGGAGCCAGACGACCGGCGGCAGTGACTACGACCTGGGCATCGCGGAGCAGCGCGTCACCGACGTGACGGGGCAACTGCTCAAAGCGGGTGCGGCCTATGCACCAGAGCGTCGCACGATCGCGTTCCTGGGTGACTTGTTCCACTTCGACACGCCCGCAGGCACAACGACCGGAGGCACGCCGCTAGAGCGTGACGGACGGCTGCAGAAAGTGATCGACGTGGCGAGCGACTGTCTGCTCGGGATTATCGAACGGTCGGCCGCCGACGTGCCGACAGACGTGCTCATCGTGAACGGAAATCACGATGAGGTCTTGAGCTGGGCCTTCCAGCGGATCATGCGCGAGCGGTTCCGCAACGCGAAGCACATCACGATCAAACCCGACTTCACGGGTCGGCAATACCTGACGCACGGAAAGAACTTGCTCGGCTTCGCTCACGGCCACCGGGCACGGAAGAAGTTGCCGCAGATCATGGCTTTGGAGCAAAAGGACGCGTGGAGCGGAAGCGTCTATCGCGAGTGGCACACGGGCCACCTCCACCATCAAGCTGCGGAGCACAACAAACCGCTCGACACTCTCGACGGTGTGATCGTGCGGACGGCACCGACGGTCTGCCCGCCTGACGATTGGCACTCCGTGAACGGTTTCATCGGCGCTAGACAGGCGTGCGAAACATTCATCTACGAGCCCGACGGGGGGCTCATCGCCATGCACATCGCAACGCCGAAAGGACAACAATGAGCCCCAGCCTCACCGAAGCCAACGACGCCCTCCGCTCTGCCGTCCGCGACCGCCTCGACAACACGCCCGCCGACGATCCGAAGATGCGTGGCTACAAGCGGGAAGGCTGTTGCGACGGTGGCAAGTGCCAACCGCGTCCGCTCTCTGGTGACGAGTTCGTTGAGCAATTCTCTGGCACGCTGGCCGAACTGCAGGCAGCCGCCACATTCCGCGGCGACGGTGTGATGCGGGCCTCCGACGTGCATCCTGTCTCGCAGAAGTATTTCGATCTCCTCGACACTCTCCGCGAGCTTCACATCAGCAAGAGCGCCGGGTACGGCTGCCCCGACGGCACCGACCCGCTCTTGAACATCCGCCGCGGTGCGGAGTTCGTCGGGATCCCGGCGTGGCAAGGCGCGATGGTGCGACTGAGCGACAAGGTGACGCGGCTCGCCGTGTTCAACAAGACGGGGAACTTGCCGCACGAGTCGGTCGAAGACAATTTGCTCGATCTTGCGAGTTATTCGCTGTTGGCCCTTTTGCTCTATCGGGAGGATCGCGGGCGTGACTGACCGACGCGTGCCGTACTCCGAAGACGAAGCCAACGAGGCATGGCTCTGGGTGAACCGCCACGGCCCCAGCAACTCTTGGACGGCGACGGCTGGCACCGCCGCACGCATGATCGGGAGATTGCTCGAAGAGCGTGAGCGTCTGATGGCGATCATCGCCGCCAGGGAGAATATCCAGAGGCCAGCCGAACAATGACCCGGGCCGGTGGGAGAGGTCGCGGCGTCCGTCCTTTCCGCCAGCGACCCCCACCGTGCCCGGGTCAACTCAGATCAAGCGGCGGCAAGTAGTCGAGGGCCGATGCCTCGCCGACGATTTTGGGATCTAAGTAATGCTCGCGGGTTGTCCGACCGTCCGCGTGCGTGAGAAATTCAGTGGCATCTCCGCCGCCAGCCTTCACATAACTGCCGCTGCTCTTACGGATGCCGTGGAAGCCCTTCGGCGTGACTCCCGCCGTCTTGCAGATGGCTGCGATCCGCGGCCAGATGGACCCGATCGCCCGGTGCTCTAGCCACGGCCATACGAGGTCGCCTGGGGCTCTCCGCTCCCGGTCGAGCATCTGCACAAGTTGGGGCGTGATCGCCCGCGTAATCGTGCGTCCGAGCCCCTTCCGGTGCTCCGACAGAAAAGTGATGGTGCGCCGGTTGGAATCGACTTGTTCCCACCGGACTTCGAGGTGGCTGCCCACCCTCTCGCCCGTGTAGTACGCGCTCATCAAGAGCGTCGGCCAAAACCACGCCGCTGGAGCCGGGCCGATTGCCCCGTAGCGGGTCTTCGCGACCCTGACCATCCGGCTGATGTCCTCGACCGTGTACGCCTGGGGCTGCCTGTGCGGCACGCGGACGATGTTCCTGGCCAGATCGGGGAAGTGCTCGACCAGACGCTTGCGGGCGGCGGCGTTCCACAACCCTAGAAGCTGGCATTTGTCCTTCTGTACAGAGGCCGGTCGTGCGATCTTGCCTTTGTGCGGCGTGACCGCCCGCCATCGCAAGAATTTGGAGACGACAAGGTCATCCAAATCGGACAGTTCCGGCTCGCGCCCAAGAAAGTCTCGGAAGCGGTCGATTGTAAATTCGTACAACTCAACGCTTCGAGGTTTCAGGTTGTGGAGAATCGCGTAACGCTCAAGTAGAAATTCGCGTAAAATCATCGCTTTGCCTCACTGTTTTAGGTCCGTTCCTTCATAGTATACAAAACTTCAGCGGGAGTGCCCTCCGCTCGATGTTTTGTTCACTGGATGCTAGGTGGCCCTTGGAAGCGGAGTCAAAACTAGATGTTTTGCCTCTCGCCGCCGGGCGGTCGCCCGTGCCTGCCGGTGTTCGCCGCGTCTCGTTTCATTTGAAATGCACGGATGCGGCGATACTATTGAAGGGATGATCGCCGTGGCAGACATACGCTCACTGACCAAAGACTTCATGACCGTCCGTGAGGTCATGAAACGCATTGACGCCCGTGCCCACAGCACGGTGCTGCGGATGATCTGCATCGAGAGCGACCCAAAAACGGCTGGGCGGCCGCTGCAGGGCATCAACGTGCCCGGGCATGGATGGTTCATCCTGCGGACAAGCGTTGACGAGTTCTGCGAGGCCCAGGCGAGCAAAGCTCCCGGCGTTGGGTTCCCTCGCGGGCGGTCTCGCAAGCAAGGCGCAGGGCCATCGGCGGCCAAGAAAGCCGCCAAGAAGCCTGTCGGCAGGCGGAAGAGCCCCAAAAAGCCTTGATTTTAGCGGCTTTCTGGAAATTCGGATCTTCTGTCTGGATTTCCTCTTGTATATGCACAGGTCTGTCGATATGATCTCTGGCACACGCGGACGAGTGATCCGCGAGACGCCACAGGGAGACGACGATGAACCTCGACCAGATGACCACGAACGGCTGCACGAAGGCTATGGAAGCCTGCGTTGATCGGCTCCGCATCCTCGGCTGGGCCAGCGAAGACATCGGGCACCACTCCAAAGACCTCACGGTCCGGCTCCGCGTCGCCTGCAAGGGCTGCCTGGACGAGGCGGTTCACGATTTCGCGGAAGCCATGAAGGCCGGACTGTCGGGCATCGCCGTCCCGACGTTCTATGCGACGTTCGCGCAGGCCGGGATCCGCGTCGCTAACGAGTTTGATCAGCACCACGCCGCGGAGTTCGCGGCCGACTACGAGCAGTTCGCGTCAGTCGAGTAGCAGACCATTCAAGGGTGGGGCCACCCGGCCCGCCGACAGGTGCGAAACGGGTGGCAACCGTACACACAGGAAAACGACCATGCTCCGAGATATTGTCCGTGCCGGTCTGCTGATGGCGACGATGTCGGTCGGTGCCGGGATTCTGATCGAGACCCGACTGCAACTAGCGATGATCGACGTTGCACACCGTAACGTCGCGTTGCAGGCCGCTTCGGCGATCCAGCCCCAAGCTGCCGATCCCAGCCCGATCCGGCGGCTCGGCCGGGCGTCGATTTCGCTGGCAGACGCGGCCCTCGGGATTATTCGTTGACCAATATGCACAGTCCTGTTTATACATATGCACAAATCCGACCAAAGAGGCAGCGCGATGACACTTGATTCTGACTTGAAGGCACTTCTGGGCTACGGGGCGGCCTGCGTTCGCGTGGCCCGCTGCGGCAAGATCCCGCTCGGCACCGCGTGGAACACGCTCGCCTCGGCAGACCCGGCGACGATCTCCCGCTGGCTGGCCGCTGGCGACAACATCGGCCTGCTCTGCGGCTCCGGCAATCTGATCGACATTGAATACGACGATCCGGCGGGCCGCGAGACGCTCGCCAGCCTGGGCCTGATCGACATCGACACGCCGACCTGGGCCAGTAGCCGAGGCGAGCACCGCCTCTTTCGGCTCTCCGAGCCGCTGCCGCCGTGGGGCTGGAAGAAGCTCGCCGGGATCGAGGTGCGATTCGGCGGCAAGCCCGCGCAGAGCGTGCTGCCGCCAAGCACCCACCCCAGTGGGACCGCATACCGCTGGCTAGTGAGTCCCGCCGACTGCGAGCCCGCGCGAATTGCGCTACGTGACTTCAACAGCGTCGCGCGTTTCAGTCTGAAAACCGAGTGCGAAACGATTCTGGAAAAACTTGCTTGACGGGATTGCGAATCGAAATACATTTCCGCGACCCACTAAACAGTTGTGCAGTTTGCCCCCTCTAGAGAAAGGACTTTTACCCATGCTCAATACCGACGCTCATGCCCGCGAATACGCCGCTGCCATCGCCGGGATGGCCGACACCTACGGCGCTCGCCCGCAGGAATTCGCGGTCGGCGACTCGCTCACGATCCGCGTGCCCGGCACGGTGAATACCACCGCCCGCGCCACCGTGATCGAGGTGCTCAGTGAGAACACGTACCACGTCGCGGCTCATCTGCCGGGCCAAGGCCGCCAGCACTTCGCGGTCACGCCCGACGACGTGCTGCCGTTCTAGCGAAACGACAGGAACCGCGGCGGAGCCGCGGTGACCCACGGAAGGGACCGCCCGGCAAGGCAGGACGCGGAGCCGGGTTTTCAAGAACGAAACCAAGAAACGAAAGGACACGGAAATATGGTTCAGATTCGCAAGGCCCGCCGCAGTGCCACACGTTTGCGGCTGTTGCTCGGAAGCCCCAGCGGGGGCGGCAAGACCTACGGCGCTCTTTTGCTTGCCAAAGGGCTGGGCGGCAAGACGGTCGTGATCGACACGGAGGAAGGATCGTCCGACCTCTACGACACGCTGCACGATTTCGACGTGATCGACTTGCGGCCGCCCTTTTCCCCGGAGCGGTACATCGAGGCGATCACGGCAGCCGAGCAGGCTGGCTACGAGGTCATCATCATCGACTCCGTCACGCACTGCTGGAGCGGCAGCGGCGGGTGCCTGGAGTTGGTGGACGACATCGCCAAGGCCCAGTTTCGCGGCAACACGTGGAGCGCCTTCTCGGTGATCACACCCCGATGGCGGGCCTTCGTGGACGCGATTCTCCGCAGCCCGGCGCATGTCATCTGCACGGGCCGCTCCAAAACGGAGACCGCTCAGGTTGACGACCACGGCAAGAAGAAGGTGACCAAGCTCGGGATGAAACTCGAAGCCCGCGACGGGCTTGAGTACGAGTTCACGTGCGTTCTCGACCTCATCCACGACGGCCACTACGCGACTGTTAGCAAGGACCGGACAGGGCTTTTCAGCGGCGACCCGAAGCCCATCACGGTCGAGACCGGCAAGCGGCTCGCTGAGTGGCTCGCTGGCGGGCACGAGCCGACGCCGCGGCTCAAGACTGAGCCGGAGATCGACACCGGCAAGTTGATCGCCGACACGACGGCCGCGATTGCGGTGGCCGCGGTCCCGGCTCTGGAGCGGTTGCGTCCGAAGATCCTCGCGAAGGTTGCCATCGGCGACCTCACCGAGGGCCAAGGCGACGTTCTCCTGCGGCAGATCGAGGCGCGGCTGACGGAACTGACCGCGGAGGCCGCGTCGTGAACCAGCCACCGCGCGAGCCGCGCATCAACGAGGGCGGGCCTCCGAGCACGTTCCGCTGGAACGAGTTCGAGGCCCGCCTCGACAAGGGCGTGATTCGTTTCGGCGGGGTCAACCCTCGCGAGGGGCGGCGGATGCGTCCGCTGCCGGAGGTGACACGGGAACAAGCGGAGGCGTCAGGGGTGCAACTCTTGCGGGCTCTGCAAAGGTTGGTGCGAGAGGTGAGCGAGCGAGGGCTTCTCACCGATTTGGTTGTTGCAAATGCGTGGCTTCATGGCGTTCGCGTCATTGAAGAAGCGTCAGAAGTGGTTGTGAAAACGGAACCTAAAACGAAGGAGCAGTGAAATGGATTTCGGAGTCATTCAGGATTCGCCGGTCGATACGCTGGAACGGCCGATCGTTCCGGCTGGTGTTCGGATGATGTCGATTCTCGCGGCTGAGGAAGGGCCGAACGAATACAAGGTCTGTGACGAGAACCCGCAGGGCATGTGCCTGAAGCTGCGGCTCACCGACGCCAGCGGCGGTTTCAAATTCGTCTTCGATGACCTCCCCCAGCATCTCGGCTGGCGGGCTCGGCAACTGGCCGACGCGCTGGGCATCCAGCCCGACGCGAGCGGGCGGCTGACCATCGACCCGACGACGCTGGTCGGTCGCGACGTGAACGTGGAGGTCAGCCACTACACGGCGAAGAGCGGCAAGGTTTCTGCGACGGTCAAGAAGTATCTGCCTGCGACGCCGAAGGCGAAGGCCGCGATCGGCCCGCGCAAGTCGGTGGCGCAGAAGCTCACCGCCGCGATGCCCGACGACGAGATCCCGTTCCTCTGGCTGATGCCGTTCCTCATGTTTTTCGGCGTGAATCTCTAGTCGATTTCGCCCGCCGCGGCGGCGTCGCCACAGCGCCGCCGCGGCTGGTTTCCCGAACACAGTGTGAGCCGGGGCTCATCGCCCAGGCGGCGACCGTGCAAGTCGGTCGGCGGGAGCTTGTTCGATTGAAGCCCATTGAAGAAGCACCATGAAAAAGAACATCACGACCTTTGCGGAAATCGCTCCGCTCTACCTTGCCGAACGAATCGTCTCGCAGCACTACGCGTCGAACGTCGCCAGGATCGCGGGCCGCGTCGGCACGCTCTCGGTCGAGCGGGTGAATCGCTGGCTGACCAAACGAGTCGAGGAAGTCAGCGGCCTGACGGCTAGGGCGGAGCGCGGCGTGCTCCTCACGCTTTGGAACTGGGCCTACGACCGCGGTCTCGTGGATGCCGCGCCGCGTGGCATCCTGAAGATGAAGGCACGGCGGAAGCCGACGAAGGCGTGGACGCTGGGGCAACTCAAGAACTTGATCGCCGCCGCACAGGCGAAGCGCGGCACGCGGCTCCGCGGCGGCGCTGATCTTGGCGAGTTCCTCGCCTGCTGGATTCTCGTCGGCTACGAGACCGGCGCGAGGTTCGGCGACGTGATGGCGTTCACTCGCGACCACCTCGACGGCGACACGCTTTCGTGGGTTCAGAGCAAGACGGGCGACCCGATCGTGCGGCCGCTCACGCCCGCGTGCCTGACGTTGATCGACGCGATGCTCGCGAAGTCGCCCGACGGCAGGATTCTGGGTTGGGTCTGCAAACGTCGGATGGCGATGCGGCACATGCGTCTGCTTCTCGACAGCGTCGGCATCGGCGGCAGCTCGAAGTGGTTGAGGCGCAGCGGCGCGACTCACTGCGAGATGGAAAAGGCCGGGACCGGACGGCTCCACCTAGGGCATCGGTCGCCTGCCCTGTTCGAGCAAGCCTATTGCGATTGGAGCCAGTTGCGAACCAAGACCCCACGGACGCCCGCCATTCTCTAGACCGACGGCAGCAAAGGATTGCGCCCATGAAAGACGACCAGCAGTTCATTCGCGACCTGTCCACGAGCCGCATCGCCGTGAACGAGTTCGCTTCACGGCTTCGCGACAAGGGATGGCAGATATGGCTGCCGCCTGAGTCGGTGAGGCCCGACTCCACGGTGCGCCGCGAGTACGGAGACACGGGCGACATCATGGTGCAGGGTCGCGTTGAGCACAAAGTGCGGACCAATCTGCATTTCACCTGTCGCGACGACTACCCCTACGACACGGTCATCGTGGACGAGGTCTACAAGGAAGACTCGAAGGCCGACGACCCGGTGCTGGCCTACATCATTGAGAACGCCAACCGCACGCACGCCGCCGTGGTCTACGGATGGAAGCGGCATCTCTGGCAGATCGAGCGCCGCCGCGACCCGATTCAGGGACGCGAGTGCGACTTCTACACGATCCACAAGGATCACGTTCGCTTCTGTCATCCGTCGGACGCGTTTTGAAAGGCAACAGCATGGACGCTCTCTCCCAGTGCATCGATTTCCTGGGCTCGATCTTCGAGCCCGACGACATCATCGAGTTCAGGCCGCTGCCCCCCGCGGCTGGCCGTCGGTGGTCTACGCTCACCGAGATCCCCGACATCGTTGAGTGGCTGGAAAGGCTCAACAGCGACGACCACCTTCGGGTGCACAGTTACTTCGGGGCGAACCCGAGGAAGGCGAAGGGCTCCAGCCAAGCCGAAGGCGTCGCCCTGGCCCGCTGCCTGTTCGCCGATTTCGACGGCGGGATCGTGCTCGAAGACGCCTACGCGAGGATAAAGGCCGCCGACCTCCCGTGGCCGACGGCGATCCTAGAGAGCGGCGGCGGCGTGCACGCGTGGTGGCGGCTCTCGCAGCCGATGACGGACGCGGATGCGTGGCACGAGCGGATGAAGGCACTGGCCGGTGCTCTCGGCTCCGATCAAAGCGTGTGCGATTGGCCACGGATTATGCGTTTACCGGGCTTCGTGAATTGGAAGCACGAGCAGCGACCGCTGGCGGTTCTCAAAGACTGCGACCCGACAAGGGTCTACGACCTGAAGCGGTTCCAGCGGCAGGCCGCGCAGTCGATCGTGGTTGCGCCGAAGAGCTTGAGCGAACTCTCGCGTCGGTTCCTCGAAGAGGGCTACGTGATGACCGCCGGGCGGCGGCAGACGATGTTTTGCGTGGCCTGCGACCTCGCAGCCCGGGGGTGGAGCGTTGCCGAGGCCACGACGCTGATCATGCGCCGGATGCGGTCGGTCGGCCTCCGCCAGGACGACCTTGACGACTGCCCGCGACAGATCGCGAACGCGTGGAAGCGGCAGCGGCTCCCCGTGCTAGGCCCGGCCGAAGAGGCCCACCCGGTGGCCGACGCCGAGACCGAGACGAAAACGCCGACGCTGGTGGACGCGATCGACGCCTGGGTGCGGCAGGAAGAGACCCCGGCGCTGGCGACCGGCATCACATCCCTCGACCGGCTCTTTGACGGCGGGCTGCCGCTGGGGCAGATGACTGCGGTCGCGGCGGCCCCCGGCGTCGGCAAGTCTGCCCTCGCGCTGCAACTCGCCCTGTCGGCCCTGAAGAGTCAGGGCGACCTCGTGGCGGCGTGGTGCCTGGGCGAGATGACGCGGGCGGCGCTTGCGGCCCGTGCGATCACTTTGTGGGGCGGCGAGGCCAACGGCCTGACGCTCCAGCAAATCATCAAGAAGGCAGACGGCTCGCGGCAGATCGGAGCCGACCTCGCCAACTCAATCGGCGACCGGCTCAAGCTCATCGAACCGCCGCTCATCATCGACCGCATCGAACGGGCCGTCGAAAAGGACGGCGTGAAACTTCTGATCGTGGACTACCTCCAACTCGTGCGCAGCACGCGGTCTTACCCAGACAAAACGACCGAGATCAACGAAGTTCTGCAGAAACTCCGCGAGATCACGAACACTCGAAACCTCGCGTGTCTGCTGGTCACCAACATCGCGAAGGGCGTCGATAGCAGCACCGAGATCGGGAACATCGGCAAGGGGTCGAACCAGATTGATTTCGACGTGGACAACTTTCTGTTCGGCGAGCGGACGCCAGAGGTCGGCGGCGAAGGCGAGGTGCTCGTGAAGTGGCACTGCAAGAAGCTTCGGCAGGGCCAGCGGAACGACGTGGAGTTGTGGTTCCACGGGCAGTACCAGACGTTCGAGGAGAACGTAGCCGCCGAGTACCCGGAGTTCTCAAACGTCTCCTGGGGGGCTGGCAATGGCTGAGAAAAAGAGAGACCCGTCCGCGAAGGGCGAACTCCGCCGCCGCCACCGGGCTTTGATCGAGGCGGGCATAGTGGCCCGGCTGCGGAGCGAGGGGCGTCTAATGCTCTGCTACGCCCTCTATTGGGCGAGTTTCGACAAGTGCACCGTGTCGTTCAGCTTCCGCGGCGCGGCCAAGATGCTGGGCGTACAGCCCAACGCCGCGATGCGTGGTGTGCGGCAACTGGTCGAGGCCGGAGCCCTCGCCGAACTGCCCGCCGATGGACGGTCGTCCAGAAGGCAATACGAGATTCTCCCCACCATTGGGGCGCACACGAGCGGTGTACGGGGCGCACACGAGCCGTGTACGGGGGCGCACACGAGCGGTGTACGGAGCGCACACGAGCGGTGTGCGCAGCGCACACGAGCGGTGTACGGAGCGCACACGGCTCGTGTGCGCTTATCAAGTATCTCTCTTGGTAATTCAGTAATTACCAAGAGAGAGATACAGGGTAAATCAGCCCCCTGCCGGGGCGGTTCGGAACCGCCCGGCGGGGGCACCCCCGGCACTCTGTCGGGCGAGGAGGGGGACGGCCGCGCGGCTTCCCCGGTTGAACAGGTGAACACACTCACGGAGGAGGTGCGCAGTGACGGTTGATGCGGAACGCAAGATCACGGACAGGCAGCGGGAGGTCTTTGACTTCATCCGCGACGAATTTGAGGCACGCGGCTACGGGCTGACGTTTCGCGAGGTGTGCGCCCGGTTCGGTTGGACAAGCCCCAACTCGGCGTCGGTGCACCTCAAGCGGCTCAAGACCTACGGGCTTGTGACCTGGGAGCCGAACGCCTCCCGAACGATCCGCCCCACGGAGGCCGCGCTATGACCATGCACCGCCCCGTTGACGTGAACGAGATCATCGACCTGTGCGACCGGCACGCATTGGACGAGCGTACATCGCTCGACACGGCTCTGGTTTTGCGCATGGCGGCTTTGCGGCTGGAGACCTACCGAGACCGCATCGGAGTGCTCGCGGCCGCCATAGAGCGAATGGAGGCCCACAGTGACCATTGAAGCGTGGGTCTGTGTCTCGCTCGGTGCAATTCTCCACGCGGCGACGTTCGCCGTGGGGGTGATGGTTGGTGTCTCACTCTCTCGAAAGGACTTGAGAAATGACAGCGATAGCCGAAAGAAAGCGACGGAGTTCGCCTACTGGCATGGTGTTGAACGTCGCGACGCTGCGGAAGGCGTTGGCCACGGTAAAGGACGCCGTCCCTAAGAGGTCGCCGCGGGCGATCCTGCAAAGCGTGCGGCTGGCCGACGGCCTGCTGACCGCCTCGGACGGCGAACTGCGGATCGACGCGGACCTCCCCGGGTTCGACGGACCGGCCCTGCTCCTGCCGTTCAACCGGCTGGATGCGATTCTGCGGGCGATCACGTGCGAGGAGTTGCAGATCACCAGCAGCGGCAACTCGTGCAAGATCGCCACGCAGACGGGCACCTGGGTGCTGCCGACCGAAGACGCCGCGGAGTACCCGGCGGGCGAGATGCCGGATGCCCCGTCGATCACACGGCTGCCGACGGACCAGTTCCGCCGCGCGGTCAACGGCGTGGTCTACGCCCACGACGACGAGAGCACGCGGTTTGCCCTGTCGGCCGTGCAGATCGAGGTGAACGACGGCGTCGTGCACTTCGTCGCGACGGACGGCCGCCGCATTTCGATTGTCGAGATGGAGCACGACCTCGCGGTCGATGACTCCGAGACGCTGGTGCCCGCCCGGGCGCTGCACATCCTGGCGAAGATCGTGAGCGGCTCCGGCGAGGAGGCCGTGCAGATCGACGCCAACGCGTCCGAACTGGTGGCCACCACCCCCGGGATCCGCGTGGCGGCCCGGCTGATCGAAGGGCGGTTTCCGCGTTGGCGTGACGCGGTGCCGTCGCACGACACGGAGCCGACGACGGTGCTCATCAGCGAGTTGATGGCGGCGACCACGGCCGCGGCCATCTGCACGAGCGAGGCCAGCCGCGGCGTGGATTTCACGTTCTCCCCTGACGGCCTCCGGCTGCACGGGCAGTCGAGCGGCGTGGGCGAGTCGAGCGTCACGTGCCCGATCGTGGAGTTCGGCCACGAGTGCACCGTGAAACTCGACCCGGGCTTCGTGCTTGAGTTTCTCGAAGGGTTGCCCGCCGACGGCGAGCCCACGGTCAGCATCCAAGCAAAGGGCGCTGGCGATTCGGTTGTGTTCCGTTCCGAAGACTTCACAGGAGTGATCGCCCCACTGGCGAATGACTGATGACTTGCCCTGACGTGCCAGAGTTGTTTCGGTTGTGGTCTGACGGTGTGACGATGGATGAAATCGCCGAGCACTTCGGCGTGTCTCGGACCGCGATCCGTTCGTGGCGGCAGCGACACAAGCTGCCGCCACGGCGGTCGCGGTTCGCACGCGTGGAGATCGATCCCACACCAGACGAGATCGAGCAGCGCAAGCTAGAAGTCCGCGAACGGCACCTCGCCGCGATGCGGGCGCTGCGTTGATCGCTTGACGGACTTGCGAACATCCCGCCACGGCCGCCAGCGGATCGGCGGCGTTTTCACTAAGGAGAGTGACCTATGCGTTTTGTCCTGACGATGCTTCTCGCGATCTGTGCCTCGGCTGTCGTGGCCGACACGAACGTCTACGCTCGCCGCGTGTTCATCTCGTCGGCCCAGGAGGATGCGGAAGAGATGGCCCGCACCGGGATCCTGCGGCACTGCGGCCGGAACGGCGGCCGAAGGGAGGGGATCGGCTTCGGACCGACTCCGCAGGCGGCAGAGCGGAACTGCTGCTACTACGGTCGCTATCGCATAGTCGAGAAGGGAGTTGCGTGGTCGCCAGTTCGACGCGCGTGGTTCGCGGTCATCCGCTACGAGTGAGCGGAGCGTCGCGCCGGGCGGTGTCTGATCACGCGGCACCGCCCGGCGCTTGACGCGATAGCCAAGATGCCGCCCATGTTCATCGCGACCGAATCACCGCTGACGCTGGAGCCGGAGGACGCCGAATTCATGGCGAAGCACCTCTGTCGCGTCGGCAGCGAGATGCAGCAGGAGTTTGTCCGCTGCGAGTCTGAGACGCCGATGGTTGTGATCTACGGCCCCGAGCCGCTCGGCTGGGTGGCGACTCACATCTGGCGAAGCCTGCAGACAATCGAGGGCTTCGTGGATCCGCTCCACCGTCGCCGCGGCTTCGCCCGCATCGGGGCGCTGGTCTTGATCGCCAACGGCTATCTCGACGCGACGAAAGCCGTGGCTGTGTTTTCGCCGGAGTGTGTGGTGCTGGCCCGGTCGTTGGGCTTCACCGACATCCGGCAGTTTCGCCGCAATCGTTACGGCGATTGGGAGCCTGCGCCCGACTGAAATCCTGCAAGAGTCGCGGCTGCCGGTGGCAGGATGCGTTTATGCGTTGGGGCTTTATCCTGTTTTTGTGCTTGGCGTCGTCGGTGCTTGCGGGCACCACCGACGACGCTATCCCCGACGCCCGCTATCTCGACTACGCGACGGGCTTCGCGCCGTACACGTTGCGGCTCGTTGCCCGCGACCCGAGCGGACGGTTGATGACGGCCTCGGCGGTCGCGATCGCTCCGCACTACGCTCTGACGGCCGCCCACGTCGCCGCCGACATCGCCTCGTGCACGCTGGCCAGCGGCAACAAGACCGTGCCGGTCCGTCAGGTCTGGGTGCACGGCGATTGGCAAGACACCAACCTGGGCGTGGCCGATATCGCGATCTTGCGGACCGGCGAGGCGTTCGGGCTGGGCTTCTACCCGCCTCTCTGCGATGGTGGCGAAGAGGTCGGCGAGGTCGTCAGCATCGCGGGCTGGGGCATCACGGGGCGGCTCTCGACGGGCCACACGCACACCGACGGCCGCCTACGGGCGGGCACGAACACGATCGAGCGATTCGAGCGGGCGGTGATCGTCTGCCTCGCGAAGCCCGGATCGTCGCCCCTCGAATATTGCATCGCTCCAGGCTGCAGCGGCGGGCCGCTGTTTGTGGGCGGGCGACTCGCGGGCATCAACTCGTTCACGTCGCGAGACGCTGGCACGGGCAAACTCCGTAGCGGCACCGGCGAGGAGAGCGGGCACACGCGGGTGAGTCTGTACCGCGAGTGGATCCTGTCCGTCGTCGGCGCGGAACTTGACGCCACTTCTACCGTGGCGGCATGGAACAAGACGCATTAGCCGCCGTGCTCGCGCAGGTGCTCTTGGCGATCCGCAATCGCCTAGAGCACGGCAACCCGTCGGCGATCGTGCGGCACGAGCTGGAGACGATCCTCCGCGTCGCGCACGACGAGGCGAGCCTTCAAGGCGTGGAGTTGCCGCAGTGAATCCGATCACGTTCAGCGTGCCAGGGCAGCCCGTGCCGCAGCCAAGGCAGCGGACTACACGCACCGGGCACACCTACTACCCGGACAACGGGATCGTTGAGTATCGGGCAAACATAGCCAAGGCGGCCCGGGAGGCTGGCGCAACGCCTACAACGGAATCCCCGCTAACGATGATTCTGGATTTGGTTTTCGTGCGACCTCCGAGCCACTTTCGGAAGGACGGCACGATTCGTCCAGGGAAGCCAAACCTTCCGCGTGGAGACAACAAGAACATTCTGAGCGGGGTTGAGGACGCACTGAACGGGATTGCCTACAAGGACGATGGCCAAATCGGAAAGCACATCATCGAACGGTCATGGGGCCAGGAGGCACGGACCACCGTGCGGATTTTCTGATGCCTGCTGAAATCACAGTAGCCGACAAGTTCGGCCAAGCCATCCTGCAGACGATCCGCGCCTACGGCTTCGAGACCGTCTTGGAGATCGGCAGCTTCGACGGCCTCGGCTCGACGCAAGTGTTCATCGAGGCACTGCGGCACGCGGGCGATCCCCGCATGGTCTGCTTGGAAACAGACCCCACGCGTTACCGGCACCTCCTCATGCACACGTCGGGCCACCCGTGGGTCAAGTGCCTTTGCCAGCCGAGCATCTCGCGCGACTCGCTCACGGTGCACGACTTCAATCGCGACGTGTGGGAGTCGCCGTACAACCGGCTCTTCTACCCTCGCGAGCTTGTCGAGTCGTGGTGGATCGACACGCGGGCGTATTACGCCCAGGGGCGGCCGGGCTATCTGGAAACGACAGCGGACGCGTTCGACGTGATCCTTGTCGATGGCGACGAGTTCAGCGGATACGACGACTACCGGCTCGCGAAGTCACGCTGCCGGTGCTTGATGCTTGACGACGTGTTCCATGCTTACAAGTGCAACCGGGCACACGCGGAATTGGCCACCGATCCCGAGTGGCGGCTTGAGTGGTCGAGTTCCGACGTTCGCAACGGAGCTGCGATCTGGATTCGCAAATGAACATCACCGTCTCCGCATACAACCGGCCAGACTATCTCCGCCAGACGCTCGACGCGCTGAGTCGATGCGACGGCGTCGCCGATTGTCGGGTGGTCGTGATGCTCGACCGCTGCGATGAGACGGAGTCGCAGGCCGCAGTCGCCGCGGAGCACGGTTTCGCGGTCGAGCGGTACGGCGAACGGATCGGATGCAATCGGGCAATTCTCTACGCGATGGTGTTCGGGTTCGAGCGGATGGGCAGCGACTTCCACGTGCACCTTGAGGACGACACGGTGCCTACCCGCGACGCCTTGCGGTGGTTTGCCTGGGCTCGCGACCGCTTCAAGGACGACCCTGCCGTGATGAACGTCTCCGGCTATCAGAGGATCTCGAACGGCTTCCGCGACCAGTGCGGACTGCGGCGGTGGTTCACGCCGTGGGGCTGGGCCACGTGGCGTGACCGCTGGCCAGGGCTCGCGCTCGGCTGGGCTGAGAACGACACGCACTCGTGGGACGTGATCGTCAACCACGGCCTGCGGGCAGGGCGGTATGAGGCGTTCCCGACGGCGAGCCGCATCCAAAACATCGGGGCCGACAAAGGGACACACGTGCCGTCGCCGGAATGGCACGCCGAGCACCACCGCGTCGCGGTGACGGCCGACGACCTCGGGGATCGCGCCGTGAATGAATGGACACTGACACGGGTAGACAAAAATGCAGATCACGCTTGAAGAGCTTCAGGCCCATCGGCCCGACGTGTTGCTCCCTCCCGACTCGGAGTTCGCGGAGGAGTACGCGGATATGGTGCGGCTGGGCCGCGAGGCGGCCTCGCAGGCGAGCGCGGCACTAGTGGCGATCTGCAGGAACGCGATGCCGTTTCTGCCGCAGACGTTGCGGCTGGTCGAGGAGACCGGCGCGATGTTCCGCGAGTGGTCGTGCTTCATCTACGAAAACGATTCGGCCGATGACACGAAGGACGTGCTCTCGGCGTGGCAAGACGGGCAGCAGCGGCACGCGAGCATCAACATCAACGGGCGGCCGCATCTCAACGCGACGACTGAGCCTGTGCGGACGCACGCGCTCGCCGAGTACCGCACTGCCTGCCAGCAGTTTGTGCGAAACAGCGAACACCCCGACTACGTGATCGTGTTCGACACCGACGCGTGGGGCGGCTGGAGCGTGGACGGCGTGGCCAACAGCGTCGCCTGGATGACGCTCGATCATTCGTGGTACGGGCTGGCGAGTTATTCATGGGCTGAGATCAAGCAACTTCAATCCACCGGGCCAATCCACTACGACGCCTTCGCCGCGCGTCTGAATCACTGGCAGCGGCGCGATCAGAGTTGGTTTCACCTTTGGCACCCGGCAGTTGGCTCGCCTCCGGTCGAGGTCAACTCTGCCTTCGGCCAGTTGGCGATCTACGACGGGCGGCGGTTCCTGCAGGGTCGATACAGCGGCGAAGACTGCGAGCACGTGTGCCTGCATCGCAGCCTCAAAGCGCTGGCCGCCGAGAAAGGCGACGACCACTACGACGGGCCAAGCAACACCCGGATGGCGATCAACCCGTCGATGCGATGCGTGTCTTTCTGGGTTCCCGACGAGGTGAAGCGTGGCGGGTAACACTTCCAGAATCGACATTGCGGTGCTCAAGATTCAGTGGGCCAGCCACTCGTCTTACGCATCGCTCTGCACGTTCTGGACGGTTACTCGCGACCAACTAGTGCGGCTCCGCGACGTGGTGCCGCTGCCACCTAGGCACGACCGGAGGCTGCGATTCAAACCGCCGCGTCCGGAGAAGCCGACGCCGGAGGAAATCGCGGCGAGCGAGGCCAGCCTTGACCTCGCCCCGATGGTCGCCGCCAGGGCGACGAACGAATCGTCCCTGTGGACGGAAGAGGTCCGGGCGCAGCGGCAAGTGCGGAAGCCGACGGCCTTCGAGCTTCGCCCCATCGAAGTTCCGCCGGAGGCGCGCGACCTGTTCGACGACCTCAACCGGGAGGCGCAGTGGTGAGCGACCCCGTGCTCGGCAAGGTCATCGTGGAGTTTTCCCAGAAATACATTTCCGTGTATCTCTGCGAGGGCGACGGGACGATCAAGGACGCCGATCATTTCCGTTGGCCGGTGCGGCTGGAAGTAAAAGACGCGCGGCAGGAAACGCGGGATTGCTACCACTTGCTCTACGACTACTCAAACAAGTCGGTCAACCCGGAATCTGCAAGTGACGGCTAGCCTCCCCTACCGTGAAGGGAGAGGAGACCGCCATGCAACACCCGTCCTATTCCGCGACGCCCGAAGAGTACGCCAAGTACGGCACCAACTTGAATGTGTGGGAGCAGATCCGCCTGCTCTCCCAGTGGGCTCCGCTTCTCGCCTACGGGCAGGCGTTCGTCCAGGCCGTTGACCCATACCGTAAGTCGCTCGTTGTGGCCGATGCCGCCGAGTGGGTCGCCAGCAAGACGAACGCACAGGTGGACGACCAGCTCGTGCGATTGCTGGCCGACATCCTCAAGACTCCGCAAGGCGAAGCCCTCGTGCGGTGGTGCCTGCTGCGAGCCGAGGAGGCAAAGTGAACCTCGATGTTGTTATTCGTGCCGTCGCCGCGGTGGCGGCAGTGGGTGTCCTCGCTGGCCCCGCGATTGCCGCCCTGGCTGCAAAAGCCAAAGCCGGTTGGAAAGACAACCCGCTGGAAGCCGCAACTGAAAAAGCCGCAACCGTGACGGCGCGGGATCTGCATATCGTCCTCGATCTCGCGACTCGCTTGAAGGCCGCGCAGTGCATGGAGGGCGTCTCGCTCTGCCAGCAACTCCTCGACGTGATGCTGGGCAACACGAAGGGCAAGAAATGAGCGTCCGTACTCGGATCGTTGTCGCGATCGTACTCGGCTACGTGGCCGCGTTCGGCGTGCCGTCGTTGCCGAGCCTGCCGCGTGTTGCCGTCTCCGTTACCGATCCGAGTCCCGAGATGAAAGCCAAGGTTGCCCCGGTCGCCGCCGCCCTGCGTTCAGCGTCACCCGTTGACAGGGCCGTGTGGGCTTCGACGTGGGAGAAGGCAGCCATCGTCGTCGCGGGCGATGCCGTCACGACCGAGGTGGCGTTCACCGACACGCGGGCTCTGCGGCAGTTCACGGTTCTGGCTCTCGACATCGCGTGGCGTCGGCTCGCGGGCAACCAGCCCGGCAAGTACGCCGGGCTGCGTGAGGCGACCGAGGCCGTGCTGCTGGAAGTAGTGGGCAAGGAAGTTGTGCCGGTCACGCCCGACATGCGCCGGGCCTACAGCGACGCCGCGAAGGCTATCGCGTGGGCTGGCGTGAATGGGGGGTAAGCATGGCCGCTCACGCTTTCGGATACCAACCCGACCCGGCCGGTGCCGCTGCGTTCGTGAAGACGCTTGCCCACCCGACGCTTGCCCAGGCTGGGCCTGACCTCGCCACCGACGAGAAGACCGACGTGTTTCTGTACGAGGCGCTGCTCAAGTGCCAGCCCTCATGGCAACGCGGCTCGCAGGGTTCGGTGGGCTCGTGCGTCGGCTGGGCCGCAGCCCTGTGCGTGGACGTGCTTGCGGCCTGCGACATCGTTTACCGGAAGGAGCCGGAAGTATGGGCGGGCCGCACCATCGAAGGCAGCCTGTACGGCCTGAGTCGTGTGGAGGCGAGGGGTCGCACCTCGAACCCAGGCGGCGACGGAAGCACCGGATTCCACGCGGCGAAAGCCATACGCGATTACGGCTGCCTGCACTACGGCGTGGACTACGGAGGCACGATCTTTGAGGCCCACTCGTCGCAGCGTGAACGGGATTGGGGCAGGAACGGTTTGCCCGACACGCTGGAGCCGTTCGCCAAGGAGCGCCGCTGCTCAGAGACCACACTCGTCACGTCGTTCATGGACGTGGCTCGCGCCGTCTCCAATGGGTATGGCTGCGTGGTCTGTTCGATGCAAGGCTTTTCGATGAGCCGCGACTCGGAGGGCTTCTGCAAGCCCGGCGGGACTTGGCCGCATGCGCTTTTTGTGGGCGGAATCCGCTGGGGCAAGCGACCCGGTGCGCTCATTCTCAATTCGTGGGGCGCGTCGAACACAACGGGCAAACACTTCCCAGAGAACATCCCCGAGCCCGTCCGCGTCTGCTCGTTCTGGGCCGACGCGGATGTGGTGGACAGGATGGTGAAGGGCGAGGACTCCTACACCTACGCCGGGTACAGCGGCTTCAAGCGGACGACAATTGAGAACTGGACCGGAGGCGTCTTGTGAAGACTGCGGCCCTCGTCACCGGTACGTTCCTGTTGTTCGCCAACGGCTGCGGCTCGCAGCCCACGGACGACGCCGCGATCACGGCTGACCTCGCCTGCGAGACGGCGAGGATGGCGGTGAAGCTCTCGCAGGAGATCGCTCCCTCACCTCCGAAGCCGGTGCCTGCGGGTAGGTGCACCAACTGCTCCGGAAGCGGTGTCATCGGTGATGGAAACTCGATCCGTTTGCAGTGCCCTGTTTGCAGGGGGACCGGCAAAGCCTGCACGGACGGGAGGTGCAAGCCGTGAAGCTCACCGACCTCCAAGATTACGTCTGGCGTCGTGCCCCGTTGGGCAAGCACATCGTCGGCCGCCGCGTGTTCGCCGACCTCGTGCAACTCACGGTCGAGTCGTGGGAGCCGATGAACCTGAACCACGCCGCCAGCCCCGACGCCACTGAGGCCGTCTGCGGCAGCATTGAGCGGTCGGTGAAGCGGATGCACCAAGTTCTGAGCGGCAAAGAGCCGCAGGAGTACGGCGTGTTCTGGGCATTCATTCTGCAACTGATGGTGTCTGTCATCATCAGAATCATGCTGGAGTGGTGGCAGGAACGTGCAAGCAACCGGGTCTGGCTGGTCACAATGCAATCGGAGTTGACGAAATGACGAGCGAAGAGCTGAAGCAAGGCGTGCTGGATTCCCTATTGAGGATTGCCGAGCGGTTCGGCGTGCCGGTGGTGCTCCTCGCGGTCATCATCTGGCTTGGCCGTGAGGCGGCGATCACGTTGCACGGCTCGCTGGTCGAGCCCGTCGTGAAGTCACACGTGGAGTTTCTTGAGACGACGAGCGAGACGCTGAAAGAGATTTCCTCCGTGCAGACCCAGCAGGCCGCGACGCTGGAAGAACTGGCCCACGGGCAGCGAGAGTTGACGGATCGTGTAAAGACGGTGACGGCGCGGGCCGTCGAGACTCCCCCGCAAAACTAGGTGAGCCAATGCCCTCTTACGATCAGACGCCGGGGACGCTCAGTTTGTCGCTCAAGCGAGCCGACGACTTTAGCGTGCTCATCGACTTCAACCCGCTCACGATGACCGGGTACACCGTTACGGCATCGATGACGAGCCTCGTCAGCGGGGCCGAAGTGCAAGCGTTTCAGGTTACGGCAGCCAACGCTGCGGCGGGGCAATACAACGTGAGCCTCACCGACACGCAGACGGCCGCCCTGGCACGCGGGACTTATGGGTGGCAGATGAAGTGGACGGAGAACAACGCCACCCGTACCGCCCTTACCGGGTTCGTGGAGGTCATCTAGTGGCGATCAACGCGAACGTATCCGGCGGGCAGCAGATCACGGCGAGCGTCGGCGAGACCAAGATCGACGTTTCGGTCAGCGGTGGAGTCGGGCCTACGGGAGCGCAGGGTGCTCCCGGCGCGACCGACTACACGCAGTTAACCAACGTCCCCGCGAGTTTCCCGCCATCGGCCCACGGCCACACGATTGCCGATGTCTCTGGGTTGTCGGTCGCTCTCGACGGCAAGCAGGCTGCGGGCTCATATGCCGCGAGCGTCCACACCCACACAGCAGCACAGATCACAGACTTCGCCGCTGCGGTCGTTGCCGCTGCCCCGCCGACGACCAACGCGAGCCTGCTGACCTCTGGCACTTTGGATGCGGCCCGCCTCCCCGGCTCGGTTGTTCTGACGACGGACGCCCGCCTATCGGACGCCCGCCAGCCGCTCACGCACACTCACACGGCCAGCCAGATCAGCGACTTCACGGCCGCCGTCATCGCCGCCGCGCCGCCGACGGTTGACGCTTCGCTACTCACGCAGGGAATCCTGCCCGACTCGCGGCTCTCCTCGTCAATCGCCCGCACCAGCGACGTTTCCTCTGCGGTCGCCGCCGTCGTGAACGCGGCCCCCGCGACGCTCGACACGCTCGCGGAGTTGGCCTCGGCTTTGGGCTCAGACGCCAACTTCTCGACGACCGTCACCAACTCGCTCGCCGCGAAAGCACCGATCAACAACCCGACGTTCACCGGCACGGTCTCGGGCGTCACGAAGGCGATGGTGGGCCTCGGCAACGTCGATAACACATCAGACGCCTCGAAGCCCGTCAGTACGGCCACGCAGACGGCGCTGAACGGAAAGGCCAACACGAGCCACGCCCACGGCAACATCACGACAGATGGCGCGATCGGCAGTACGTCCGGCCGCATTGTGATGACCGGCGCAAGCGGCGTCCTTGAGGCGAACGCATGGCCAAGCATCGCCGTCACCAACGTCATCGCCACGGGGGGCGTTTCTGGCACATGGCAAGGGAACGCCATCGATGTCAGTTTTGGCGGCACGGGCGCGACGACGGCAGCGGGCGCGAGAGCGAACCTTGGCCTTGTGATCGGCACCAACGTCGCGGCGGCGAGCCACACGCAGGCGTGGTCAACGATCACGGCCACCCCCACGACGCTCTCTGGCTACGGCATCACCGACGCTGTTTCCTCGTCGGATGCCCGGCTGACGGACGCCCGAACCCCGCTGGCCCATAACCAGGCGTGGTCCACGATCACCTCGACCCCCACGACCTTGGCGGGCTACGGGATTACGGATGCCGCAGGCGTCTCTCATACGCATAGCGCATCTCAGGTGACGGAGGGTACGTTCGACGTTGCCCGCATCCCCAGCCTCCCCGCCTCGCAGATCGGAAGCGGGAGTCTGGCCCTCGCCCGCCTCCCGGTCGTCCTTGAGCAGACGCAAGCGGTCGGCAACAGCGGCACCTCCACGACGCTGGCCCTGACCACCGGCAGCGTGCAGACCGTGACGCTCTCGGGTAATTGCACGTTCACGATGCCAAGCGCGACCGCTGGGGCTTCGATCACGCTGATCCTGACTCAGAGCGGCACATTCACCGCCTCGTTTACCGGCGTCCTATGGGCGGGCGGCACCGCGCCCACGATCACGGCGACGGCGAATAAGGTGGACATTCTCGTCTTCGTTTCTGATGGAACGAACTGGTACGGCACCGCGAGCCAGAATCACTAATGCTTGCAGGCAAGATCGGATACTTCCGAGCCTCGCTAGACCCGGCGGCTGCGGCCTACATTGCCGCCGTCGAAGCAGCCGATGGGCAGGCGCTAGAGGCTGCCGTCCGCACGGCGATCAACAACTTCGTCGTCGGCTGCAAGTCCGATGGAATCTGGTCTGCCATCAAAGCGTCTTGCATCCTCTGCGGAGCGCGGACGCTCTCGGGTTCGCTGGTTCCGCTGGTCGGTGCGGCACCGACGAACAACAGCTTCGTGAGCGCGGACTACAACCGAAAGACAGGGCTGGTCGGGAACGGCACGACCAAATGGCTCAACAGCAACCGGAACAACAACGCTGACGGGCAGAACGACCAGCACGTTGCCGTTTACGCATCCACAGTCAACTCCACAGGATCAAATCGTTCGTACATCGGGGCTGGTCTTGGAGACAACGGATCGACTCAGGTCGTTTCCGGTGGCGGCGCAATGTTTTATCGGTCGCGGAGCAGCACAACGAGCGCGAGCATAACGAGCATCGGTCTAAACACAGGCCTGCACGCCATCACGCGATCCGTCAGCACGTCGTTTTCCTACGTTGCCGGTGGTGCTTCTGGTAGCGTGACGCTAACGAGCCAGACGCCATTGAGCCAGAATATTGCCGTTTTCGGGCGTAACCTCACAGCGAACACAGACGGCAGGCTGGCGTTCTATTCCATTGGGTCGAACCTGTCGCTGTCGCTGCTGAGTTCCCGCGTCACGGCCCTCTACAACGCCATCGGAGCCGCCATCCCGTGAACTGGCTAGACGCCTCCGCACACCTGGACGAACTGGCAACGCTCAACGCGGCCCACACCGACCGGCAGATTCAGCCGGTGGCAGGCACCGGCGGCACGATGCTCGTCGGGGCCGACCTCCTCACCGACTGCGGCGAGGGGTGCTACTGGCACGGGTATTGCGAGTGGCTGGAGAAGTTGACGCCGACTGATGCGGTGCCGTTGCCGCCGGACGAGCCGATAGCCTGAGTGCGGTACACCCACAAGAGAGCGCAATGAGCGAAACAGCAGTTGTCATCCTGGCCCTGGCGGTATTCGCCGCGATGCTTGGCGCGTTGTCCATCGGCTTCCCGCACAAGCCCAGCCATCGGCCTCGTTGGCATCAGCGCCGTCGCTGAACTGCGCTAGGCACCTTAGAGAGAGTCGGAAAAGGCATTGCGCCCGCTTGCCAGCCGGGTAGAATGACCACCCACAAGGAGGGCCATATGATCTACAGCGTTCACAAAGCAGCCATCGCACGACGCGACAATCTCATCAACCGTTACGTTGACTCCCAGCGCGGGCTGGCCGAGTCACTGAACCGGCAGCACGACAACTTCACCGGCTGGCTCCGGTGGCAGATTGAGAAGCGTGAGACTCGCCTGGATACCATCAGCCTCATCGGCAAGTCGGGCGGCGATGCCCTGACGGCAGAGGCCGCAAGGACGGCGGGCGAGGCGGCTGCGTTCCAAGCAGTGTTGGCATACGTCAACAACGGCTGGAAGGCTGAGTAGCTGCGCTCTTGCACCAGAAGACGGCTGCCCAATCCGTAAGAAAAAGGCACCAGTTTTCGTCGTTTCTGCGGTATGATTCAGGTGTCCCGAACGGGAACAAAACGGCGAATCGTGCCGCGTCAGTGGCCGTCAGTCGCCAGAAACGCAGCAGACAATCCCGAGCGGGAACATGGCACACGCCACGCTACGATTCGACCTCGCTGACCCCGACGACGCCCGCGAGCATCGGTACGCTCTGGCAGGCCGCGAGGCGCTGATAGCGTTGGAACTGATCGACAACCGCTGCCGGGCGATCTGTAAGCATGGCGAGCCGAGCGAGGAGACGCAGCGGATCGTGGAAGAGATACGGCAGTTGATCCCGCACGAATTGACGAGCCTGCTCGTCTGAGCGAACCCACCGGAATTGCCGGATAGTTGCACAACACGCCGCAGAGAGGGACGCATGGACGCCGAAACGATTGCCGCCGTTGCTCGTCGCCGGTTTGCCCCGATTGCAGGGTCGCGGCTATTGCAGGGACGATGCAGCCTGTGCGGGAAGACGGTGAGGGTAACGGTTGAGACTGCGGCCAAGTCGATCACAAGCGACTACCATCGAATTTGGTGCTTAGACTGCACGCCCGGCGGCAGCGGCGGCTCGTACGGTGGCTCGCCGCAAAGCCGGGCCGACAACGCATATCACGGCGGCCGATACCATTCGGCTGAGTGGGAAGGCTAGTGCGCTCTTGAGCGAAGGGAGAGTCTTTCCCATCGAAAACAGGGATAGACCAATTTGACGATGCGCGTAGATTCGGGGCATGACAAAAGACGCCGAATGCCCTTCCGCTCTATCTTCTGATTCTCTCCCGCTGGATCAGATCATCTGCGGGGACAACTGCGAGATCATGCGGCAGATGCCGAGCGAGTCAATCGACCTCGTGGTGACGAGCCCGCCATACGATGACCTCCGCGCCTACGGCGGACACTCGTGGGACTTCTACGGGGTGGCGTGGAATCTGAAACGGCTATTGAAGCCGGGCGGGGTGATCGTGTGGGTTGTGGCCGATGCCACGAAGGACGGGAGCGAAACAGGTACGAGTTTCATGCAGGCGCTGCATTTCAAGAGCATCGGGCTGAACCTTCACGACACGATGATCTGGGACAAGATGCCTTCAGGTGCCAACGGAAGTTGCTACACATACGCCCAGACAAGTGAATACATGGTCGTCGCATCGAAGGGCAGGCCAGCGACCGTAAACAGGCTGCGAGACAGGATCAACTCGACGGCCGGGAAGCCGCAGCGAAAAAGCACTGGCGGGCGATGCGAAAAAAACAACGCCGGGGCACGCGATTGCACACCGACGAAAAGCACTCCGTTCCTGGGGTTCAGGACAAACATTTGGCAGTGCAGGCCCGGCGGGTTTCGTGCGGACGGCGTCGACCATCCAGCAGTTTTTCCCGAAGCCCTGGCCCGCGACCACATCCTGTCGTGGAGCAATCCCGGCGACGTGGTGCTTGACCCGTTCAGCGGCAGCGGCACGACGGCGAAGATGGCCCGCGAGACGGGGCGGCGGTTCATCGGGATTGAGGTCAACCCAGAGTATGTGGAGATCAGCCGGAAACGGCTGGCCCAGCAGGCGCTGCCGATGGACGGCGAAGCCTGAAGTGCGCTACAGCGGCGAGAGCGGGTCATGCCTGACCAAGCATGGCCCTGCTCATTGATGGGCTGGCATTGCTGCAAGCCCGGCTGCCTGCGGCTCTAGGCTGAAGAGACAGCCACTCAGGAAGAGCTAGCCATGCCGCTGCGGGTGCCACGCTACAAGGCTCCAAGGATCAAGGCTTTCAGCTTAGGAGAGCAGCGGCCCAACGCTGCGGCCCGCGGCTATTGCGACCTCAAGCATCGAGCATGGAGAGAGGCTGTGCTCTTGGCTGATGGGTATATGTGTCGCGAGTGTGGTCGGGTGTGTGGCCGCAAAGGTGAGGCTCACGCTGACCACAAGATTCCGGTGAAGGTCAGACCCGACCTCCGCTATGAAGTATCGAATGGCCAATGCTTGTGCGCGTCATGCCATCAGCGGAAGACGAACCGCGAGAGTCGATAGGTTCGCGCGTGCGAGGGCGCTGCCCACGCTTTGAGCAAACACCACCCCCTATGCCGGTTTTGAGGCAAAAAGGCTTGTACGAGAAAAAC